ATACCGCCAGTGTCATTGGGTACTTCGTGAAGGACGTAGCCGCCCTCGTCTTTCATCATCTGCTCAAAAGCTGGTTCAAACTGTGCCATTTTATTTAGCCATTTCAGTTGATGCTAAGTTAATGCGCGTTTTGACAGCGCCAAGGTCTTGCGGTTCTTTGGTAAAACCAACAGAAATATAGCCTTCAAATGCGCCCATTTCAGGTGGAATAGAGCCACGGCAGATGTAACCTACGCCCTGCTTCTCTTCCCAGTCCGATGTTTTTCCAGAGGCAACCAGCTTGTCGCAATGCACCTCGCCATTCATCATGGCAATGACAGCGGCATTACGGGTAGCATCTTTGCCAAACAGAGTGGAGTTGTAACCATCAAGAGTAGTGTCTCGACCCTTTGGGCCATACGAAAGTAGCGTGACCCTGCTGTTTACAACAAGAGCTACCTTGTGAACCAAAACAGTTTCAGCTTCCAAGTCCTTCTTGAGTCTTTCAGCAACGTGTTCTAAAACTTTGATCTCTTTAAGTTGGGGCTGATGGCTTGAGTTTGTGATGGCGTTCAGGATGACCGTGCGTGAATCCCAAGCAAAATAGCCCAAAAAAAACAGGAACGACAGCAAGATGACCGTGAACAGTTTAAAAGGATTATCCACCCACTCAATTAAGCCAATTACTTTGCCAACGGTACTGTCATCTTTTTTGGCTTCTGGCTTAAAAGCAACCTCAACTTTTGGTGTGGCTGTTCGTCGCTTAACAGGCGCTACTTTGGCTGGGACTTTCTTTGTAACCATTATTTTTTCTCTCGATCAAGTGCATCTGTGTAACCTTTGATGACCGCGCTTCTAAGTTGCGCAGTGTCTGAAGTTCCTGCCCAATTGGGTAGATTGTTCCAAATCATCACATAGTCGTTTGTCTTGCAGTGGGATGCATTGCGCTCTAACCAAGCCAGCATCTCTGTGTAACGCTCTATAGGGTTGTGGACTGTATAACCAATTCCATAAAACTCGCGGACATAACAGCCATTCTTGGCTACGGCTCCAACCAGCCCTAACAGCAGTAACAGTATGAGCCAGCGCATATGTCATGTTAGTCTCTGGTTAAATACCCAATAACTTTTTTACAAACTCTCCAGCCACGCCGGGGCCAAACAGCACAGCCACAATCAGCGCATACAAAATATATTCAATGCGTTGCATTCTTTTAGAACCATCATCAAACCTCTGTTGTATTGCATCATGGCGTTGTTGACAGACAGCCTCATGCACAGCCAATCGCTTGTCTGTCTCCGTCGCCAATTCTTCAATATCAGGCATTCTGATCCTCTACGGGCGCAGACTGCTCCTTGGCTTCTTTTTGAATAACTTCAATCAATTGAAACACCTCTTGGTATGGGCGTGAACCCAAGTAACCAAGAATCTGATTGATTGTGTTGATTGATAGTTTGATTTCCATGTTAAACCTTAGATCGTGATTGTTCCAGAAGCCGTGAAGGTATAAATCGTCCTGCCGCCAGAAGTTGTAACCGTTGGTGAACCTGTAGTTGATGATGCCGCACTAACTAGGCTAAGAATGACAACACCTGAACCTCCAGAAGCGCCAACTTCGCTTACGCTACCTCTTCCACCACCGCCGCCGCCGCCAGTGTTTACAGTTCCAGCAACCGCAGGGGTTGGAGCATCGTTATCACCACCCGCGCCGCCGCCACCTAACCCGCCTGCACCTGCCGCCGCACCGCCACCACCACCTCCCCCTGCGTAGTAAGTAGATGTTCCTGAAATAAATGATGCAATTCCATTACCGCCATTTGCGGATGAAGGATTACCATTCGCCCCAAATGCACCAGCGCCACCTCCTCCACCACCAGAGTCGCTACCGCCATTACCACCAGTATTGCCCTGTCCAGATGTGCCTGCGGCTCCAGAAGCCGCTGTTGCGCCACCGCCACCACCCCCAGAACCTCCAACTGCCGCCGCAAGTAATCCATCACCACGGCCTCCGCCAGTGGCAGTTATTGAACTAAAAACAGAATTAGTGCCATTTGTATTGCTTACCCCGCCAGAGCCGACAGTTACAGTGTAAGTATTACCAGCAGTTACAATTAAACCCTCTGTTAATAATCCACCTGCGCCACCGCCACCGCCGTTTTCAACGCCAGTCAAACCATTTCCACCACCTGCACCACCAGCAACGACTAAATAATTTACCACTAATAACTGTGTAGGCGTAGTAGGAGCCAATGTGCCTGAAGATGTAAATGTGTGAACGACATTACCAGCGGCATAGGTTACTGTGCCACCAGTGAAATATTGAATTGAGCCGGGGTAGCGAAGAATGACAACGCCTGAACCGCCAGCGCCACCATCACCACCTCCACCTCCACCTCCACCTCCACCACCACCACCTGTATTGGCGGTTCCATTGCTTCCAGTTCCTGTAGAACCAGCACCGCCACCACCTACGCCTCCTGTTCCAGCAGTACCAGAATTTATCCCTCCACCACCGCCACCAGCGTATGTAACAACAGAGCCAGAAATAGATGACGCAATCCCTGCACCACCATTACCAGCACTAGAGCCTGTTATTCCGTTTAGTCCAATAGTTCCAGCACCACCACCGCCCCCTGCGCCATATTGAGCACCTGTTGCACCAGAACCGCCAGCGTTGCCTTGACCAGAAATACCTGCACCAACAACTGTAGATTGTGAAGCACCACCACCCGAACCACCAGAGACTCCAGAAGTTAAAAGGTTACTTCCACCACCGCCGCCACCACTTGCAACAATTCGCCCTGTAGTTCCATTAGACACAGTTGCATCAAAAACAGATACACCACCAGTTGAACCCGCAGAGGATTGACTTGTAGAACCCGCACCAGCCGCACCAACCGTTACAAAGTAAGAAGCCCCAGAGGTAATACCAGCATAGCCAGCAAGCAGTCCACCTGCTCCGCCGCCACCTGCATAAGAATCTCCGCCACCACCGCCGCCAGCAACAATCAAATACTCAACAACAGACGGAGGTAGACCCGTCCAGTTCAAGTCTTTTACGGCTTGACTGACCTGACTTAGCGTCCACATTCCACTGTATTGAGCCATGATTATTCCTATTAGGCAGTAACTACTTCAACCCAAGATGTTGTGGGTTCGTCCCATGTAAAGCGTTTACCTTCTTCTACGGGCATGGGTGTTGGTGCATTCCAATGGCAAGTGGCTTCATCCAACAACCAAGACGCAAATGGCTTGGGAGGAATAAACGCATCACGGCCTGAGTCGTATGTATATCCAATACCAGCAAAATTCTTACGCAGTGGCGTACCACCTTGTGAGTGAACTCCACCAGAAGTGTTGTAACTTGTCTGAACCCAAGATGCTGGATCGCCCCAGTGACCTGTGTTCAAAACGTCCTGCTCGATGACGATGACTTGCGTCACTACACCGTTTTCTACTTTAGCGAAATGGCTCATGTTTGCTCCTTAAAAAGTAATAGTGCCAGAAGATGTGAAAGTATAAATCTGATACCCATCAGAGTAGTTTATCTGAGGGCTTCCTGTTGTGGAAGTGGGTGGTGATTGTGATGAAGGCCAACGAATGATGACAATGCCAGAGCCACCAGTGCCAGCAGAAGTACCTTCAAATTCGGCTCCGCCTCCACCGCCACCTGTGTTGGCTGTACCCGGATTGCCGTTTTGAGAAGCCGCTAGACCGCCATTGCCACCGCCTCCACCGCCGCCCAGACCACCAGTAGTTAAAGTGGATGTGTTTGTACTAGACCCACCGCCACCGCCGCCAGCGTAAAACACTCTTGCGCCTGTAATGGTTGAGCAAAGTCCAGTACCACCATTGCCACCAGCGCCTAAAGAACCAGACGCAACTACTAAAGAATTTCCACCAATAGAACCTGCTCCACCACCGCCACCAGCGGCAAAGTAACCGGGCGGGTAAGTACCGCCTGAACCACCGCCTGCATTGCCTTGACCAGATGTGCCAGCGCCGCCAGTTGAATTTCCATCTTGACTACCGCCACCACCAGAACCGCCAGCACCACCATTCTGAGTGGCGTTTGGGCCACCACCAAAACCACCACCCGTAGCAGTAATAGAACTAAAAACAGAATTAGAACCGATGGTTCCATTACCAATAGCACCGCTAACAGTTGCCGCACCTGCACCACCAGCACCCACAGTAACAGTTAAAGCAGAACCAGCGGCAACAGCAAAGCCAGCCGCAGTCAAAAGACCACCTGCTCCACCACCTCCACCGCCTGCACCACCACCACCAGCGACCACTAGATATTCAACAGTCGTAGGCGCACCAGACAGTGGGTTAAAGGTTGCGGAAAGGAATCCACCTAATAAAGTTTGACTCATTTCAACTCCATTTAATAATCACAATGCCAGAGCCGCCGTTGCCGCCAAAATACCCCGGTGCTGCCGCACCGCCGCCACCACCGCCGCCGCCTGTACCTGCCGTACCGTTTGTTCCATTGACCGCCGCACCGCCAGCACCGCCGCCGCCACTACCACCCGTTCCACCCGGAAATATACCGTTATATGTACTACCGCCGCCGCCGCCAGCATAGGTAGCGCCACCAAGATTAGCACTAGCCGCAGTACCAGCACCGCCATTGCCCCCTGCATTTGTTGTACCGTTTCCTCCAACTGCACTAGCACCACCACCGCCGCCGCCGCAATAACTGCCAGCAAAAAACCCATTTCCACCGTTGCTACCTTGAGATGGAGATGTAGATGGGGTGTTTCCAGTTCCTCCTAACCCTGCGCCAGAACCACCACCGCCTGAACCACCGTTTCCACCAGCGGCATCGTTAACGGTTGTTACAGCGCCATAACCGCCGCCAGCGGAAGTTATCGTAGAAAATACAGAAGCAGTACCTGAAGATGCGTTTGTTGGCCCAAATGTAGTTTTGCCACCAGCACCAACCGTCACCGTATAAGAAGTTCCAGCAGTTACGGAAAGACCTGTAGCAGTACGGAATCCGCCAGCACCGCCGCCGCCAGCGCCCCATCCATTGTTGTCGTTACCAGAACCAGCACCGCCACCGCCTACAACCAAGTATTCAACTTGTGTAGCACCAACAGGGGCAATCCATATGGTAGAACTAGTAAACACAAATACATTTGTTAATGCAGGAGTTGGCGTTGTTGGGGCTAGTGTTCCAGACGAGGCAAATGTATGTATGACATACCCGCCATTAGCAGAAACAGTTCCACCAGTGTAAAACTGCACAGAGCCGGGGTATCTGACTACTACGATGCCTGAACCACCTGCGCCGCCAACAGTACCACTTGAATATCCTGCACCGCCTCCACCGCCGCCTGTGCTAACAGTACCAGCAACACCTACCGCATTTGAGCCACCAGAACCACCTCCACCTACACCGCCTGTGCCAGCAGTGCCTGAGTCAGTGCCGCCACCACCGCCTCCGCTATAAGTAGTTACTGTTCCACTAATAGCAGATGCAATACCAGCACCACCGTTACCTCCAACAGAGCCTCCAGTAAGCCCTATAGTCCCAGCGCCACCACCACCGCCTCCGGGGTAAATGCCACTGGCAATACTAGCTCCGCCAGCATTACCTTGGCCTGATACGCCTTGCGCTCCGGGCAAAGCACCAGTAGTTCCTGCGCCACCGCCAGAGCCACCAGACACTGGGGGAGTGGAAGAGCCACCACCACCGCCACCGCCACCTGTAGAGGTAATAGGGCCAAAAACAGAATTAACACCAGATGTGCCAACAAAGCTAGTTGCACCAGCACCACCTGTACCAACAGTAACCGTGTAAGAAGTGCCAGCCGTAACAGGAACCATACCAGTTAACAAACCACCAGCACCACCCCCGCCACCGTTTCCTTTTCCACCACCGCCACCGCCAGCAACAACAAGGTACTCTACCCACTGAGGTGGATTAAATGCTGACCATGCGCCTTGACGAATAGCTTGGTTAACTTGTCTGAGTGTAAAAAGACCTTGTGCCATATATCCTCAGAATGTAATTGTTCCAGATGCTACAAACTCGTACACACGCCATCCGCCAGCAATGTATGTTTCTGGTGATCCAGTTGTTGACGTAGCAGGGGCTAAGTAAGATGGGTAGCGTAGGATTACGATGCCAGAGCCTCCTGCGGCTCCAGCTACTGTGCTGTAAGTTGGAAATGTTGCACCTGCTCCACCCCCGCCATTTCCAGTATTTGCAATTGCCGCAGTTCCCAGATTTAGTGAATTGGCTGGATTTGCCGCTGTACCCCCATTACCAGATGTATTAGTACCGCCCAATCCACCCGCACCTGCTGGACTTTGACCAAATCCACCGCCGCCACCTCCACCACTAGCATATTGAATTTGTGCGCCTGAAATAGATGATGCAATACCTGCACCACCATTACCGCCTAAATTTGTACTTGCAGTAGGAGTTAATCCCGCTGAACCTGCGCCGCCGCCGCCCGCACCACCTTGAAAATTTCCAGCAGAATAAGCGTTACCGCCAGCATTCCCCTGACCAGAAGTTCCTGCGCCGCCATTATTGCCTGATCCTCCTTGCCATCCGCCACCACCGCCAGAACCGCCAGAAGTAGCCGTGCCGCCACTGTATGCGCCACCTCCGCCGCCACCTGTAGACGTAATAGCGCCAAAAACAGAACTTGAACCTTGACTGCCAGCAGTGTTATTTGTAGATGATCCAGCACCTCCAGCACCTACCGTTACAGTAATGCTAGAGCCAACAGTTATTGTGTATCCAGTAGCTGTAAGTAAACCACCAGCACCACCACCGCCACCTCCGGGCGTATTGGCGCTACTTACGCCACCTCCACCCCCGCCAGCCACACATAAGTATTCCACCGCTGTGACAGGGTAGTTAATGCCGTTTAAACCAGCGGAAAGAATTCCACCAACTTTTGTAAGAGACATGAAAGCCTCCTATTAAGATGTGATTGCTTCAAATGTGGCTGTATAAACCAATGCGCTGGCTGTTCCAGAGATCACACCTACAGACTGGTTTTCAGTCACATAAAACGATGAGGTCTTATCAGTCACAATCAATGATGCATTTGGAGGCACACTGATCTGATACGCAATGCTATATGCAGTGCCAGAAGCAAACGTGGGATTGTTTGAAATCTGTACTGTGCAGTTTGCCGCAGATGAAGTGACGTTAGCCACAACAATGCTAGTGACACGATTGACCGTGCCAACAGCGGGTGTGAGACCAGTCAACGCCGTAGTGCCGTTGTAAGTCCATGCAGTCGAGACACTCGTAGCACTAGGAGTGACATACGCCACATTCCCATAAATACTTGTGACGTTGACAATATTAGGATTTGCCATGTTTATCGCTCCTTAGAATCCAAAAATCATTGCCATCGCAATGGCTTTACCAGTTGTCACACCAGAAGAAGGTGTTACCCATGTAGGCGCACTGCCAGTGTTTGCTTGCAGATATTGACCAGTTGTACCATTAGCAGTAGCCGAGGGAGCAACACCAGCACCTCCTCCATAAACAACACCATACTGAGTTAGTGCCGCAGAAGATGCCAATGTGCCAGATGCTGTGTAGGCTAGAACACCGCCAGAAGTTCCTGATGTCAAGCCTGTACCGCCGTTAGCTACGGGTAACGCTGTACCAGACAAGGTAATTGCAAGCGTACCGCTCGTGGTAATTGGAGACCCTGCAATTGACAAGAACGTGGGAACAGTAGCCGCAACGCTTGTGACTGATCCTGCTGAACCTGCATTACTAGCAAGCAGTTTGACAGTACCTGTACTGTTCTTAAAGTACAGCTTTTCATCAAGTGTGTTAAGTGCTAACTCGCCAGCAACAAGATTTCCAGCAGACGGTGTAGCCGCCGCAGTCGTGCTGTAGTACAGCGAGATTGGTGTAAAGTTTGTAGCCGCCATTAGAAAGTTCCTCCTGAGATACCACCCGGCACAAATAACATCGAGCCGTCAAATGTCAATGCTGACCCCATTATCAGTTGATTTGATACGTTTTGATAAGCCACACCACCAGCCGTTCCGTTCAACGCGTACAACTCTGTGATGTCACTGTTAGTGCCTGATTTGGCGGCAACTAAGTTTGTTCTTGCAGTTGAGGCTACTGTTGCCCCAGTTCCACCATTAAGAACTGCCAAAGTTCCAGCCAAAGTAACCGCACCACCAGTTGCGCTTGAGGGCGTCAAACCCGTAGTTCCTGCGCTAAATGTGGTTACACCACTTGCTGGCGCGGCAACCCAAGATGCTGTTGTTCCGTTGGATGTCAGCAAATATCCGTTAGCGCCAATAGCCAAACGTGTTGCACTATTGGTTCCGTTACCAATAATTAAATCACCTGTAGTCGTAACAGGAGACAGCGCATTGAACGCCGCAGAAGCTGTTGTCTGACCTGTACCGCCAGAAGCGATAGCCACCGTGCCTGTCAAGTCAGCCGCAGACAAAGCAGACAGCGTAGCGTTTGTACCGTTAGAGCGTAAATAATATGCGCTTGTCTGCGTACCTGTCAGGGCTGTAATAGCCGCCGCCGCTGTGGTCTGTCCAGTACCGCCGTTAGCAAGCGCGAGCGTCCCTGCAACAGTTACAGCACCTGTAGTCGCCGTTGCTGGAGTCAATCCAGTAGAGCCAAAAGTAATTGAACTTACGCCAGAGCCTGCGCCTGAGAACTGCGCCCATGTGATGGCAGTAACACCAATCGTGCCGCCAGCATCGGATGTGCAAACCCAACCTGTATCAGCAAGGGTAGAGCCAGTCTCTACGAAGACGTACGCGCCGGGGACTTCCGCCCAAGTGTCCATGTCCGTGGTTCTTGTCCACGCACCCGCCGCACAAAGGTAGAGTCCATTGTTTGCTGGCAAAGTTTGATTCTTCACCAACACACGATCACCAGAAACCAAAACAATACCGTCAATGGTTTGGGTGCCACTCAAAGTGATGTTTGCCGTTGTGCCAGCTATCACCGAGGCTTTGGTGTCTAACCCCTGCGCAACTGTATCGACATACGCCTTGTTGGCTATGTCGGTTGAATTAGATGGGGTTGTTGAAATCGTACCCGTAGTCAGCGTTACAGCGTTGATTGTTGTGTTTGTTGCACTTGTAATCTGACCCTGTGCATTCACCGCAATAACTGGAACAACTAAAGACGAGCCGTAGGTTCCTGCGGAAACGCCAGTCACATCAATGCTGATTGTTCCTGTGGAGGTGATTGGGCCTCCCGTCAGCCCAGTTCCAGTTGCTACAGAAGTAACACCAGAACCAGAGGCAAATGCAGTCCAAGCCCCGTTGTATCCCTCAAACAAACCAGTTGTTGAGTTGAAACGAAAGTTACCTAACGTAGATGTTCCGCGCTGACCTGTTGTGCCAGCGGGAACAACGACCCCCCCAGTGCCGGGTATTACAGGGTCAGTAGCCAAAGAAATCGTTGGATTACCGCTTACGCCAGTTCCGTTTGCAACGCCAATTTGACTTGCGGTTCCTGTGATGGTCGCAGAAGTAATAGCACCACCAGTTGAAAGCGCCACAAGCCCATTGAAGCTGGCATTGGCAAAATTCAACACCTGACCGCTCAAAGCAATGGTTGGGTCGCCAGATACGCCAGAACCGTTGGTGATTGACAGCCCATTACCGCTAACCGCTATAGAACGGTTTGTAATGGCTGTAGAAGACGTTTTAACCTGAAACCCAGTACCAGATGACACCAATGAAGATAACGCGCCTGTGGTCGTTATATTAAAAAGTCCCTGCGCTCCGCCGTCGGTCACAGTCAAACCATTGGTTGCCCCCACATACCGACTGTTTGCCAATTGAGGAGTCTGTGTGACCGTCAAATAAGAATAAGTCTGAACAGGTGAGCCAGCAAGCGCCGCAGTCGTGGTTTGAACTGTCACACCATTTTGGACAATAGGAACCGCCTCAGTACCTGTAATAGCACCAGCGGCTGGCAGTTGGAGTATGGTTACTTGTGCTGACATTTATGTACTCGTATCGTCTGGAGGGTTTGGCGCAAGAGTGTCTTCGTTGCCCGTCTGTGTTGGCGTTTGAGTGTTCTGCTCAGTAGAAATTTGAAACTGGCTTATTCCGCCAGTCATCAAGTAGTTATCACCAGCATCAATATTAACATCAGGACGAGGAAATCGTAAGTTGATTCTTTCGGTTTTTCGAGCAGGTAAACGATAGGGATCAAGCACATCTCTGCATCCACGTTCTGCGCAGACGCGGAGACCCGGCGAGTTCCCATCCGCCACCAACGTGACAAAAGGCACCTTCATCTTGCACCTATCGCAAACCGCGATGGCAACCGATGTCAACCCACGAGTGTCAAGAAAAACTGGCATTATGCTGTGTATGGACTTATGTTAGGAGCTAGATATATGGGAGATTTATCGCGCTCTTCCTGCTCCGCTTCAAACAGATATTTTTCAGCCATCTTCTCAAGATAGCCAACACGATCCATTGCAACCTGTGGAAGTTCAAGGCTCATCCTGTGAGCCAGCATAAACACCACCGCCTCGTACCAACGCTGAGGAATCTGCAACTCGTTAGTTAAAGCACCCACATCCATGACTTGCGTGGAATACCACACCGTCATCTGCACAAAGGCATTGCTAGGGGTAGGCCAAAGATAAATCGTTGGGTTTGGAATAGTGCGATCAAACCAAAACTGAAAAGGCTGGTTTGCAGTAAAGTTCTTGTTAGGTAGATTGGTGTAGTCGTCGCGGTTTAGGCGAGACATCATCACCTCGGTACTGTTGTTACCGATGTACCACTCACGAAGAGCAAGCGTAGTCCCAGAGGAGGCAAGAATGCGGTAGTAGGCGACGGACTGACCGGGGTCTATGTCCGTCCACACCCATGTGTTGTCCTTAACCGCAACCGCCCCAAGGTTTTGCAAGGTGGAATACGTTACCCCGTCAGTCGAGTATTGGAGCGTAATATTCCACGTTCCAGACCCACCACCAGAGATGTAGGGTAAGAACCCAATAGAGCCTGCATAGATGGGGTTTGACGTTCCGTAATTGACCGTGAAACTTCCGTTTGCCGAAGCCTGTTGGGTGTAAGTGTCAACATCACCATCGTAAAGATTTGCAACAGTTCCGCCAGCAGAGGAGGTATACGCCCCTACTGGACGATTTAAAGTGCGATATAGCACATTAAGCGTGTCTACAGCCCCATCAGGCAGGGTGTATTGATACTTGTTAGGGGTAAGTCCAATCACCTCTTTGCTGATGCACCAATACTGAATGCCGCGATTGATAAGGTTAGAAAGCAAGAACCCAAGCGATTGACGAGCGGAGAGAACTTGCTCAGAAGTCAACTCTTCAGCCAGCTTCCCACAGCGTCGAGCGCCGTGGTCAATCAATGTCTGTACATTGACTGTTTGTCCGTAGGTTTCAGAGTACGCCATATCAACACTTCCAACGTGCAAGCGCCGCCGCTTTACGAGTAGGCTTGCCTTTTTCGTCCTTCATCGGGCCTGCCATCCCGCTCATTCGAGCGCAAAAAGAATCTTTTCTTGCACCACCTTGAGGTTGAGGTGCTTTTAAATTACTGCCTGTTGCCGCATTATATTTGGCTCGACCTTTGGCAGTTAACCCAGCCCCTTTAGAAGTAGGCAACTTTTCGCCGCGACCGACTGCTAAATTAACTTTTTTTTTGCTCATTTTACTTTGGCGGTTTTTGCTGACTCTTTAAAGTCTCCAGCCGTTGGCGCACCTTTGCTACCAACTCTGCGCATTTTCTCCCCAGAGCCTTCAGATATTCTTTCACGTTTTGCATTGATATTTGCATACAAGCCGCCTCCTTTAAGTTTCTTTCCCTCATCAGCTTTGGCAAAATCTTTGCCGACTTTTTGAGGAATACCAACCTTCTTGGCGAACGCAGGGTTATGTGCGACCGCTTCCATCAAATTGTGTTGAGAAGATGATTTGCTTGGCATGATTAACCTAATGGATTAACGTAATGTTTTTGCATTTCAAGAATGATTGTGTATGCATCTCCAGCACTACCATCTAAAGTAGTAAAAGTAATCACACCATCTTTACCTGAACCAGCGTTGTTCCACAAACCACCAAAACTTGAAAAGTCTTGGGTGTAATTTGTATTTGGCGGAATAATTTCAATAACAACTGGTGTGCTTGCTTTCCAATTCATTTGAACTTCTAAGCCATGCGTCATTGCCGTGCATTTTAAAATGGTCACAGCATCACAAGCGCCACCTGCACTTGATGCCAACAATGCCGAAGGAGTTACTTTTGCAACAGCAGACTCATTTTCAGTCGTACTCATTGATGCGTAAAACTTCATAATGGCGATTCTTTCGCCATCAAATAATGTTTGGGATGTAGCCGTAATAGTCATTCATTTCTCCAATTAAAAGCAGGAGCCGAAGCCCCCACCTTATTTCAACAAACCATACCACCGCGTTTCTTGCTTGCAGGTGAAACCGTTACAGACTCTTTAGTCTTGGTCACACTCTCAGAACCTTTTGGCATGAAGTAATCTTTTGCTTTACCAGCAAGTTCTTTCATCATGCTCAGAGGATTCATTGCATCCTCAAGTTCACGGTTGTACTTTCCAGTTTTATCGTATGCACCCTTAGACATATCCGTAGTGCCGCCCTCTTTCATCCGCTTTAGAGAACCATATTTCAGGTTGCTATCCGTTTTAGCGGCACGCATAGTAGGAGCGTACTCAGCATTGTTAATTGCTTGCAAGGATTTGTTGTTTGGGGCAACTTTGCCACCAGACTTGTAAGTTCCTGACAAGCGGCTAATTGCTACTGGTGCAGAAGCTGGTTTATTGCCTTGCGGCATTGCGACGGCGCGACCTGAATTAACAGTTCCCCCCGTCGCGTAGGCTTTTTTTGAGGCTTTCCCTCCCATTTTGTAGCCGCCGCCATTGCCTAGAACAACTCCGCCTGTAGCCATGCCGCCTTTTTTCATGCCTTTGCCGTCGCCGATAAAAGCAGGTTTACCGTCTTTCATGGGCATACCGCCGTCTTTGTAGCCACCGCCGTTACCAAGGACAACACCACCAGTTTTGTAACCACCTTGACCGTCCGTTACACCGCCAGTAGCCATCTTGCCGCCCTTTTTCAGCTTCAAGTTAGTGCCTTTGCCGCCTTTATGCTCTTGCATATCGTGCTGTTTAAAGGCTTTCTTGATCATGGCTTTGTCTTGAGCAGTGTCGCCGCCTTCAGCCTTGCCACCTTTTTTCATGGTGGGCATTGTTGGGCTAGACGGTGTCATAGCAGGTTTTGCCATCATTGCCTTGCGACGAGCCATCATGGAGGGCTTGCCCGGCGTGCGCACTGGAGCATTCACAGCAGGACGACCCACCAAAGCGGGTGTTCCTGACATCATGTCCATAGCGCCACCACCCATAGCCATCTTCTTGGCTTTGGTAGTGCTACCGCCTTTTTTCATCTTGACTGAGCCACCCTTAGCGAGTTTTAACTCTACTGAGGGTTCTGTGGTCTCCATTTTGACCATTGGTTTAAATTGTCCCATGTTGCTCTCCTTATGCTTGTGTGACGCCAAACGCGCCAACACGGGTTGCATTCGGGCCTGCCGCAATCGCTGGCAGGGCTATTCCCATCACAAGGCGCTTGATACCGTCTGCCGCCGAAGAAGGGGTGTACGTTCCGCGCACATCTCCAGTTGTGGTAGTCGCTGTAGCGGTAGCGGCAACAGTCAGGGTGCCAGCATCTTCAGCCAAAGTATTGTCCCAGCCAGCGCGGGTGACGTAACCACGATCAGTGATGCGCAGTGGCGCACCTAAGATGTCGGTTGTACCTACTGCAACGGTTACCACGCTTGCGCCAGAAGAAACAACACTGGAAATTTGGTAAAAGGCTTTTTTACCATTAACAGTTGTTGACGCCACTGTTCCTGTTGCAATTACCTCGCTCATGGCTTGACCGTAGTAGTCGTAACCAGAAACAGTAATGTTGACAGAAGTTGGAGAACCAGCACCAGTGGTTGTAGACACAGCACGAGGGCAGTCAAGTTGCAGACCTGTACCACCACCAGTTATGGTTGCGGATGTCACACCTGCACCTGCGGCAAGCGTGAGCGTGGTAGCAGTTGTGATAACAGCGGCAACAATGTTGGTTGTTAGTTTTGCTTGTGGTACAGCGTCCCAAATATAGAGTCGACCCAAGGGGCCAACGCCTGTGGTCATTGTGGATGGGTTTTGCAACAAAGCATTACCAGAACCAATGATGGTGGCGCTTGCTACAGTTTGTGAAGCACTTACTGTGTAAGTACCTGTACCGCCTGTACCTGTACCAAAAGCGGTAATGTAGGTGCCATTGGTGAGTGACGTTGAACTGTCAATAAACATACCAACAGTAATATTGTCACCAGAAAGCATCGCGGTGACTGTAAGTGTAGTGGTAGAAATTGAACCAGTAAAGGTCGCAACAGCAGGATAGGTATCCCCACCTTGATAGGTGATAGCGGAACCTAGAAAAAGATCATCTGAAAACTGGGGCATGGTCTGCTCCTTGAAAAGTTTGACCAAACATTAAAAAAAAGGGGTTAGGTGTTATCCCAACCCCCTCGTGGCGTGGGTTAGACGCCGGGCGTGCCGTACACGGCGCGTGGATCAGTGAAGCCCACTTGGTAACGCTCTGTAGCTTTGTAGCGCATAGAGTCGGTCTCGAAATCACCTTCCATAGTTTTCTCGAGTTTGCGACGCATCAGCAACTTCATGCCTTCAGGAGCATCAGTCTGTACCCAGAATGCTGTAGCACTGGTCAAACGTGACAACACCGCCGCGCCTTCGTCCAAAAGACCGATAGACTTAACAGGGTTAATGTCGTTGTTGCCAGTACCTGAGCGCAGGACAGACTTCAACAGAACTTCAGCTTGGAAGACGTTGCCCGGTGCCACAATCAGTTGACGTGGAACCAAACGAATCTTCTTACCATTGTTGTCCACCGCTTGACGGATTTGGATCAACATCTGCTCAAGAGAAGTCTGAGACAAGTTAGCGGCAGTAGTCAGCAAGTTGCTAAATGTGCCATTCACAATGGGGTGCGCTGAATTACTCAGAGACACGCCGTCACCGCCGGGGTAGCTCGAGTTAAACGCACGATTCAACACGTTTGCTGACAAAGTTTCTTTGGTTTCAATCAAAGACTGTGCCAAGTGACGTGCATAAACCTGACCAATACGGATATGGTCGCCATCTTCAACCAACACTTTGGTCAACGCGAAGGCTAAACCATACACGTTGTACACATAGCGTTGCAAGAAGAGAACACCACCTTGCTGATAGGACACAGGTGTTCCATCAGGAAGTTGAGGTGCGGCACCAAATCCATAAAGGACTGGTTCTTCGTGGTAGTTACGGGGAATACCTTCTTGCTCACGGAAAACCCGTGACCATTCATCGGTACGTTGGTCATAGACTCCATCGAAGCATTCGTTGAGGATAGGTTCAACAATACTTCTAAAGTCCGTACTGCGCATTGGTGCGGCCATGATTGGACTCCTTAGATGGCGTTAATGGTTGCAACAAATTGACTACGAGAGACTTGTACTTGCACTACTGTGTAAGCATCGCCCCAAGCATTGTCAACAGCAGGCGTGAGTCCGATGATACGCATATCACCAACAGCACTAGAACCTGCCAACGAGGTAGAAATCATGCATTGCGACAAACCAGTGGTTGTAGAACCAGCGGTAATGCTTGCAAAGTCTGCTTGATCTCCAATGGAGGTTTGAGCCAAACTACCATTAGCCTGAATGTCGTAAACGATGTTCGGGTCAGAATAGTAGTAGGTTACTTCAGAACCAGTTTGGTATGCAGTGCTTGCAATCCATTGGTTGCTGACAAGACGACGACCAGTTAGGTCGGTGTACTCGTGACCAGCAAAAGCACCTTGATAGGCGCTACCAGCAGTAGCGGCAATAATGTTACCGCTGGTGTTAAGTGCTACGGGTTGACCTTTTAAAATGCCAGTTCCGTAGGCAGAGGCGATACCGTTGGGTAATGCGACAGCGCGATCCAAACCAGAAGGATGGAACGATGGGCGCATACCGAACGGAGCAGATGTTGAAGACATAGTCTTACTCCTTGTTTGTTAAAACATTCCTACCCAGCAAAATGCGGAGCAGGTATCGGTTTATCAATGTTGTCCATACCATCGCCTTCAATCTGTCCCAAGGGTCTACCTCGGCTATCGCGTCCCACTTGTTGCTCTGCTTGCAGTCGAATCTTGTTCGCTTCCTCAAGCGGTGCATCATGGTGAAAATGAGCCATAACATCTTGATACAAGTCCATAGGAATTTTGTACAAGATCATCTCATTACACGCGATATAACCAGTTTGTTCTCCAGACTTGACTCGATAGTTATCAAACCCAGTCATCTCGTCCGCTTTCACGGGTACATAACCTAATCTGATCCTCTTGTCAATGCTGTCATACGCATTGGTTGACGATAACCAGCAATGATGCCATCCCTTAACTTCAGGGACATTGGGCAACGCGCTTTGTGTCCACTCATCTTTCCACATCTTGCGACGCTCATCAGATGATACGAACTGGTCTTCGGGTGCCTCTCGACTTTGGTCAAGACTCGCGCGACTTTCGCGTCCACCAGCAGACAAATTTTTCTTTAAACGAGAATCCATTTTCAACTCCTATAACCGTTGTTTTGACGTGCTTCTTTAGCATACCTCGCGACCATTCGCGCTCTCTTGTCGGGATCGTCCCACATACCCGCATCTTTCATGGCTCTGACCTGATCTGGGTTCAGAGTAAAAGTATTTCTACCACCACTACTCGACGCCGCTTCGCGTCCCGAACTCGTCACTACATTACGGGGTCTCCGTTGTGTTGTTCTCTCGTTTGCGTTATCAGTATAACGGTGAGGTAGGTACTTTTGCAAGCGGTTGTCAAGTTCTTCCCAAAATTCCGCAGTTTGGGGTGAATAACCGTCTTCAGCAAGTGCCGCATCAATCGTCAAAGCGATTTTTGAGTCGGAATCCTTGCCTTTGGGGTCATACCACTGATTGTTTGACATCCATTGGTTTGCAAAGTTCTGTACGGTTGGATCAGGTGCTTGAATAGTGCGTTGACGACGTGGTGCCGTGGCTTTTTTCTTGATGTTTTCAAGAGCCTCAGCGTTGCGTCGTGCTTCAAACCACATTTCCTGCGCATTAGTCAGCAAATCACCGTTTCCAGTGGCTGTTGCCTCTGAAATCTTCTGCTTTGCAAACAAAATGCGATTGTGTTGGTCTTCAATCGCCTTATTAAGGCGTGCTAACTCACTTCCATGCGACTTTTTCTCCAAAACCGCCATTCGCTCGAGCATTTCTTGATTAACGCGCTCCAAATGTTGGATTTTGACGTTTTTTTCTTGCTCGACGTTGCGGTGGTACTCCTTGCGTGAGCGTCGTTTCTGACGTTTCTGCTCTCGCAGAGCCTCCGCATCGGCGTCTACCTCACCACCAGCGGCTAATTCAGCACGTCTGGCTCGTTCATCAGCTTCATCAGAGTCTTCGTGACCTGCATCTGGCTGTTCATCAGGGGATGGGATGCTATCTGGCAGTTCAATTGTTGCTGAACCGTCGACTTCTTCCTGAATCGTGATGACTTCTTGCTTTTCAGCATTTTGTTGCTCGGTACTCATACGAATGCCTTCACTTCAAGGGGGTTACCAGTGATTTTGGCGATCACTTCGTGGTCGTTCAGCACCATAAACTCGACGTTTTCTTCGTTGTTATGTGGAACAAACCAGCGGTCGCCAGTCCATTTGGGTACGCGCAGGTAATCACCCACACTGCACCACGAGCCTTCAGGCCACGCCTCCATTGTGTCGCGCTTCTTGAACGCTAATGGGCCGATAGCCACCACTTTACCGACTGGGTTTTGCGCCCTCTCGGTATCGCGGGTTTCTTCAGGCAAGATAATCCCCGATTCTGTCATTCGTTTCTTGGCGATTCGTAACTGAACTAATACTCGTGCGCCAAGGGGCAGTGCTCCGGGGTCTACAGCAGGAAAAGCATCCTGCAAATCAGCGGCATTACCCGCTACCGTGCTATCTGTCATCGTCTTCTTCTTCCTTTAAAAGGTTGTTTAGGATGTCAAGGGCTTCTTCAAGACCCGCATTGGTACCGACTAGCCTTTGATATGCCTCGTAGTTGATGCAGTTTCCCGCAATAACCGACTTAGCAATCTCAGCTTTACGCGCTTCTACAGCACCGATAAAGTCGGATATGTACCTCATGCGTTGCTCTTGTCCACGCCCTTGTTTTGGGAGAAATTCCCGTGGTCGCTGTTAGCTTTTGGTAGTGTCGCTGTACCCTTCTCTTTTAATGTGTCGCCTGTAACCCAAGCGCCAGCCGCCATGCGGGTGTGTTGCTTGACTTGTTCGCTTTGTTGCTCTTTGTCAGTAGTAGCCATTTCAATCTCCTAAGTTGCGTTGTGTAACATTTTGCAGTTTGAGTGCTGTCTCTTCCTGCTCCCTTTGCAATTTGATCTCTTCGACCGTGAGGTCTGCCGTCATCATCCGTTCTTTCGTCAGGTTGTCTTCGGCGTTCATAGCGATCTTCGCTTGCAATTCTTTTGCCTTCTGCGCCATGTCCGCTTGGTCGCGTGCAGTGCGTCGTTGTGTCTCTGCCATAGAAGCCTGCAACACAGCTTGTGCTTCGCCTTCCATAGGAGGTGCTGGTGGCTTGAACTGTTGCATGACTTGACCCAACTGCTGAAGGGCTGGTAGCACGCCTTTGAAAACCTCAGCGGTATCCAATTTGACGTGATCAGATGCAATAGCCATAGCGCGATCAATGTCGGGAGCCAGCTTGCTGTCCTCGTAAGGGCCTAGCTTCAAGTCCGTACCAGCAGTCACATAAGCACTCATCTGACTTGTGTACCACAGCATCATGTGTTGCTTGATGTGCTCCAAAGCCTGTGGAATAAACTTCGGTGCAATCAAGTTGTTAGAACCCAGCATTGGATCAAGACCAAAAGTTAGGTGAACTTGGATGTGCGCTAAGTGATCTTGGTTAGGGTATGCAAACGACGATTTGCCTAAAGACATTGCGGCGTTCTCGTCAGCGGCGTTGTGCTCCATCGGCTTAGTAGCGTTAGGTAGTAACTCTTGAATGTCAGGAACCTTCAACTGCTTAAGCATTCGGCTCAACACGGCTTTTTGGTCAAACATCCCCGGATTTGCCGCCGACATCTGAAGCACCGCTTGCATCTGCGCCATGCGCTGAGTTTCAGAGAAAATGTGCGGATCAGAAACAGGAACAATGTCGCTGTTTTTTTTAAAGTCTTCACGGCTAATAGGTAACTCAGCAACGTCGTCACCTCTTCGCATATCGTCCAAGTACCAGCGGTTGATGCGACCAAGCACACCTAACACTCTGCGCTGGCTCTCATGCAAACGTGCGTGAATAGCGGAGAACACCGCCGCACCTTGCTCAATCAAAGCCTGCGTAGTTCCCACAGGAGTATTGGCAGATACATCACCAATCTTTTCCTCAGCAGTGGTGACCACGCCTTTGGCGGCAGTAGTAAGCCAACCAAGCAATTGGAATAGAACGGGAGATGGTGCATTGAACGGCATGGGCATAGCGATTTGGCGGATGTCGTTGACGCCCGGCCCTGCTTCGATCTCCGTCACCTGAGTCACCTCAATGTTCTGTGATTGACCAGAAACCTTTGCACCTTTCAACTTCAGCATCGTTGCTGAGTTGTTGATGTGCGCAGTGTCCAGCAAGGCGCGTAGAGCACCCGTCAAGGCGGCTGTGAGACCTCCAATGAGTTGGGGTAGCCCAATAGCGTATGCACCCCTCCAAGGGATAAATTTAAACTCAATGAGCCAATCTAACTTGGTCATTGTGTCGTCACCCTCTTCCCAGTTACGGTACAACCCAAGAACTTTGCTTTCAAGTTCGTCAATCATCAGGATGTAGGGAGCCAACTCGCCCTTGGTAATTGGGTCGTCTTCAATCTCAAGGAATGTGTAGATGTGATAAACCTTGCGCAGACCGTCTTCGTTGTCACCGTAAGACCTACCCTCAATCTTGTCGTTAGCTTTTTCTGAGGCTGTTTGCTCAGGTTCTGACGTAGCGCGAACAAAGTCAATGTCGCGGTACAAACCAGAATCAATGCGGCGCTTGAACTCCATCCCTGTGATGTCTTGCATCTCAGTCACGCGCTGGGCAGTGTAGAAGTTCACAGCCGCATAGGGAAGCATCACGTTGTCGATAGGAACGAACTCAGCGCAGGGGCGCTTTTTTTGCTCGTCGTACCACAGTTTCATGTACTGCGAACCACCAAGGGGAAGCTGAGTCAGCAACTGTTCCTGTTCATCGCGGAACTCTTCGATCTGTTCAGTCAACTGCCAGTTAGCCCAGTCGCGTTTGCGCTCTGCTCGTTCTGTTTTCTCCTCAGTAGCCTCGCCCATGATCTTTGTGCGGACAGGGCCATCTGGCGGGAACAATTCCTTGATGGCACGAGCGGCAAAGTCAACGCACGCCTCAGCCATCACGGGGTGAACAACTTTGCTGGCACCCATGAACTGAGCACCGCCCGGTGAGTCATTCCCTAAACCCGTGCGTTTCAGTCCTTCTTCATACTGCTTGTCGCGTTGCTCTCGTGCTTCCTTGTCTTTCTCAATCAGGTCAAGGTAACGCATTCCAATCTTGTCAAGGTCGTACAGGTTGACAACTTCTTCGGAAAGGTTTTCATAGAACTCAGCATCCTCTTCAGGCGTCTTGTCATCGCCCATGCGAACGATAGCGGAGCCGTCCTCTAGTTCTTCAACGTCGCTGATGTCTTCGTCTACTTCAACGTCAGCACTACCGTCTTTGTTGTTTTTAAGTCCGTCAATAAAGCGGTCAAATTCTTGGTCGATGGGCATTTGTTTTGCCATGTTCTTATTCCTTAGTTACGCACAGTAGGGATCGTTTGATCTTTGCGCTTGAGTGACTCGCGTATAGCCTGCGCCGTTGGGGATGTACCACGACCGCCTTCTTCAGCATATTGATGGCGCATCATGTACATCAAGTCTTTGTTAGCGTCAGCTTTACCAAATTGAATCTTGGCTTTATTTCCCAGAATTTGACCAGCAACGGATTGGGCGTTGAGGAACTTCTTCATTGGATCACCGCCAGCGTAAGGGTCGTTGGCAAGGAACACGCCACCAGTGCGGGGGCTGTGGCTGACGATGAGACCGGGGATGTTCTTCCCCAGCGCAATTACTTCTTCGTTGCTCAGGGCGCGACCGTTAGGGCCAGTCACCATCATCGCTGTAGCATCTTTAATGTTGTTGGTTGCCATAGGAACAAAGCGATGTGCCGCCATAGCCTCTTGGTTCAACTCTTGACCTGCGGTTGCAATGTCGCGACGCAATGATTTATTGGTGGAAAGGTTTCCAGCACGAGGTACGTCAACACCAACCATAGGGTTCAACTCAAGTTGTCCTTCGTTGTTCATGTAGACGCCTTGACCGCCGCGCTGAGTAGTCTTGCGACCACCCATGTTGGTCATCGGAACAGCCGCGCCTTCACCAATCATTTGCCTAGTAACTTCATCTTGAAACTCGCGTGGTTTGAACTTTGCTAAGTCAGGAGCAACAGCCTCAGTCGTCAGAGTTGCTGGGGTAAATGGACGACGAGCGGCGGCAGTCACTGAGTTAAGACCACCTTCAATAGCGCGTGGTGCTTTAACAGCGGCATACGGTGCGGCAAAGGCACCTAACATTTCAGCAATAGGGTACTCGTCCTCGTTGATCATTCCCTTGTTGCGCATGGCGTTCTTGATGTCGGTAGACGTACCAGACATGGGGAACTTAGCGACCTTCTCTCCTTCAGGGTCGAGCACTGAGGCAGGCTTGTTTAGACCGGGGATCACGCTCTGCGCAAGATTAGCAATGTCAGGAACTTGTCCAGCCAACACCGCGCCGATGCGAAGGGATAAGCCCTTGGCTCCGCCGGGTCGTCCCGCCTGCTCCCACTCCTTTGTAACCTGAGCCTTCAGCATCTCAGACGCCTTGTCCATTGTTTGGGATGGTTGCTGGAACCGTTGGCTTGCCATCTGGGGGAATACACCAAATGCCGCACCCTGCGCGTCAGCCATCTTTTCCAACTCTTGGGGGGTAGGTGCAGGAACTGAGCCAGCTTCAGCGTAGCGACGCTCTACGACGCCTCCAACAGCCATATGTTGGTCGAGTGCGCTCTTTAGGCGTTGTTCAAATGATGTGTTCACAGTACCTCCGTCTTTGCGGTTCATAATCTTATCGAAGTCGTGGAAAGGTGGACGCTCTGCTGATCCACCATCCTTGTAACCTTCCTTTTGGAGGTTGGTCAAATACTCTTCGCTGACAAACTGCTTTGGGTTGCCACGCGACATAGCCCAAGCATTGACTGGGTCGGTTGGCCCGTAGCCTTTTTTCTTCATAAATTCTGGCGCGGCAGATCGAACTGGTGTTGGTTTAAACCTCATACCAAGATCGTCACCAGTCACTTGAACTGGGAATGCCTCGTTAAGGTCTGCTCGGTTGATGATCTTGTTGTCCATCACAAACAGGTGCGGCCCAACATCAAACGTGTTTGCATTAGCCAATACTGGGTCAGTCTCGCGAGTCAAGATGCGACTGATGTTTGAGGCATCGTTGTATTTGACGTTAGGGTTAGCCGCTTTGAACTCTTTGCTAATCATCGGCTTCCTGACACCCACACCCATCAATGCATCGCTGATAGCTGTACGGCGCTCAAAGGTCGTAGCCGCATTGATTGCTTGGGGGTCGGTAATGTCAAAGTCGTCAGAGAACAGCGGGTTGCCCTTGTCGTTCTTTGCTTGCTTGATACGTTGGTTGATTAGCTTGATTTGCTCTGGGTTAACAGTGCCAGCTTGATTTGCCGCTTGCAGTGTCTTGACGGCATCTTTGACCACCACCGTGTTGGATTTGTGTTGCTCTGGTGATCCAGCGTAGGTTGTCCATATTGTTTTCTCTGGATCATTCTGTGCAATCTTTTTCTCAGCGGTAGATTGATTCCCAAAGCCCCAAACAGTCCGCGCCTGTTTATGTGGTTGTGAGTAGTTCTGTAAACCTGTAAATCCTATACCGCCCATGTTTTCAGCAAAGACTCTGGAACGATCAGCCTCAGTGAAGTTTAGTGTCTTACCTTCAGCGCCGACATTACCTAACGCCTCAGACATCCGCATGGTGGGAGCTTTCAGAGGGTCAGCGAAGTCAATGCCCGGCACCCCCATGCCTCGAGCACGCAGTCCAGCGATCTCTGCCTTAGACAATCTGGTGCCAGCTTTACCGAGGTTAGCTAGTCCAGTCAAACCACCGACTTGCATACGGATAGCGCCGCCTTTTTTAGCCAAAAGGGTTGCATCAGACTCAGGTGAGTAGTATTTAGAAAAGACTTCACCAATAGCGCCTTCATCTAAACCCATACCCAAAAACTGATTGCGTAAGTTGCTTACACTTTCAGCACCGCCCAATGCACCATAGGCACGACTGTAGTCTGGAGTGCTTGGTACTTCTGGTGTGGTCTGAAGGTTAACTGGAGGCGGTGCAGGTTGAGTAATAGCTTCTTGAAACTCTTGCTTAATTGGATCAGCTATTTGCGACACCTGAGTATTTTGCAATACATTGCTTGGTTCATTTTTTTGTGTGATGCGCTCAATCTCTTGAGGGATGTCTAAAGTCTCTTGAACTTTGTTGTCTTGCACATCCCTTTCTTCTGGAACGCTAGCCTGTGTAATCCGCTCAATCTCTTGGGGAATGTTCACAGATGCTTCTCTGCCGCCTTGGGTTTGCGGTTCTTGACGCTGTTTCAGTTGATTAAGAGCACCCAGCACGTCGTCGTTATACCTGCGGGTTCCAGTCTCGTTAGGATGCAGGTTGTCAGACAGCAGGCTCTTGTCTTGCAAGATGTCTCCCATTGAGTCAACCAGCGCGACGTTGTTGTACTTGCTGGCAACCTCTTGAAAAAGGGGATCAATCTTTGGATCAAAGTTGTTACTGACAACATCCTCCATTGATGAGGCATAAGGTGAGCCAGTCAAAACAACGCTGACACCCTGCGCTTCTAACGTCGAAAGAATCTTGTCGATGTTCCCTTTGATCTCGTCTTTGGGTACACCCTTTAAAAAGTCTACGCCACCCGTTTGCAGGAACACTGTAGCGTTAGGGTCAAACGATCCACCATCATTGATGAAGTCCATCAGTTGCTGATAGGTGTCGGCTGTTGTCGCACCACCTACCGCTGTGTTTGTTGTGGGTTGCCCTGTCGCTTGTGTTAGGTCATTGACCAGTAGGTTGTTTAGGCTGTTCCAGCTTGCACCAGCCATGATGTTGCCACCCAATACTTTGGATGGTTGACCACCGCCAGCCATTCGAGCAAGACCGCCTTTTTTACGTTGTAACTGTTTTTGCATGGTTATACGGCATAAGGGTTGACCCGCGCAGGTTGGGCATCGAAGTAGTCGTCGTCATCATACATTGGCTCAGGATCGATGTCGAGCCAACCACCATCCTTCAACCACCGCATAGCCTGAGTTGCTGAGTCGACGTAGTCGTCATGCGTGCTGTCAGGGAATGCGCATATCTGGGATAGGAACCCTTCCACCCAATCTTTGACGTAACCCTTATGCACCTCAGACTCAGGGAGCCAGACCCGCTTGGTGGCAAAGATAGCGGCGGTGATCTGGAGGCGTTGCATTTTGTCCGCACGACCGGGGTTATACCCCCTGACAATCAAATGCGCTTTCTGCAACTCTTGAATGAGAGACAGACCCGCCGCCTTCTCTTCGACTAGGATTAGGTCGGGGCGCTTGGCATCCTTACCCTCACCGTAAGACACTCGCCACTCATCCATAGCGCGATCCTTCAGCTTAGGGAAAGTTAGGTGCTCCGCCCAGCAGTCGATCAGCATCACGGACATTGGCCCGTCCATCGGCTTGAACACACCCCATGTCGTGAACGCTGTTGGGTCGTTGTAGGACTTGTCGGTGTACGCACAGTCATAGGACTGTAGGATGTACTCAAACTTAGGGAACGGTTTCCCAGCGGGATACATCTGGAACATATCCCTCGTAACCACCTTACCGTCCTCCAAATCGACGATAGCGCCCATAACTTCCTGCTCGTATAGCTTTGTACCCTTGTACTGCTCCAACTGCCTCTGGAAGGCTTTGTCGAGGTTCTTAGCGTTGTCGTATGTGCTGGCGCGGGATACCACCACGTCGTCACCTTCCCTGCCTACCAGATCAAGGATCAAGTCCTTTGGTCGAGGCGTTGTGGTCACGATCACGCGAGGGTGGCTGTGCGGTCTGTTGTCGGGCTTAATCCTCAATCCAAGCATCATGTTGTCCCACGCCTCGTTAGGCCCGAGGTACTGGAATGCGGCTAACTCATCACACCAACAGAACGACGAGTTGATACCGCGCAGTCGATCAAATGAGTCAGCCGACACACCCCTGATCTTGGAGCCGTTCGATAGCTTGATCAGGTGGTCTTGTTTGTTGTAGTCAATTACCAATGGTTTAGGTATGCATTCGAGCAGTCCTGATTTTCCTTCAAAGCAGGTGAATTTCAAGTCCCCGCTGGTAGGTGCCAACACCACGCTCAGAGTGTTAGGGTGCGTCCATGCCCACCACCACAAGGCTTCAGCCGCTGACCGAGTCTTGCCTGCACCCCTGCCTGCCAACATCAAAAACACCGTGTAATCAGAGTGCAGGTCTGGCGGTATCTGGTAGGCGTGTGCCATCTCGATCCACTTAGCATGGGCAATAAAAGCAATCCGATTGTGCTCTGACAGAGTATCAAACTCAGCGATGGTTTCAGAATCAAACATCTCTGCCAACATAAGTATTACTTTCTTAGCAGATCAGCCAAAACAGCGGATAAAACCCCGTGTTCTGCGGCACCCGCTGGCGCTTGAATGTAATACTTAGCCTGCACGTTTGGTCATTTCCATGTTGCGGATCACCTCAAGGAACTTGCTGGCGGTAGCATCCTGCGTGGCAATAGGTGCTCCACCCTCTACACCCTCAATGGCAACCCTGTCACCATACTTTGTGGGGTGAAATTTAGCCAGCAATTTAAGGCGGGTTTCAATGCGTAGCCTGCGGTGACCAAGCATATCCTCGACCGTCGTTGCCGCGCCCTCGTCTGTCATCACCTGCTTCTGACCCAATTCAACAGTGTCAGCAATCTGCAAGCACTCCTCAGCAATGGCGTCATAGCCAATATCGCGTGCGCGTGCGATGGATGCGGAAAGAGCCTCGTCGCGACCCATCCAATCGTACACCGTTCTCCACGCAGGGAACCCAGCGTTCTCTCTGCATATCTGCCTGAGCGGTACTCCCTCGCTTAACTGCTCACAGATAACTCTTGCTATCTCTGGGCTGTACTTTGATGGTCGTCCTGTTGGCTTTGAGGCTTCTGCGGCGTTTTCAGGCGTCATAGCACCCTTCACCTCTGTCTTGGCTTTTGAAGGCTTGGCGGGGCTTTTAGACCCCTTCTTGACGGTTTCTGGCATGACCCGTATTCCCCTGTTGATTTAGTTCGCCAGAGTTTAGCAAACCTTTTGGGTTTTCGCTACCTACCACCTCGATGCGTCCACAGGCACGGCATACCCACTTGGTTCCAGCCTTCACCTCATACTCGGTGACTAACCCGCCGCATTTACAAGTTCTCATAACGACACCCTTGTTGGTAACCCGTTAGGTACCCTCGAGGTACCCTGTTAGGTACCCTACGAGGGTTCGGTCTACTTCGCTTTCGGTTCGCTACACAATCCAATGGTGATAGCACGAGGGCTTTGTTGTAGGCACTCTTCCTCAGTCAAAATGAAGTCTGGCGCCCATACCATCAGGAACAAAATCAATATGAACATTATAGCGATTGTGACCTTTTGGATCAAGGTCTCGTCGGGTAGCTGTTGGCTTGGTAGGTCTTTCATCATGTCGTCAATTTCCTGTTTGTTCATAATTGCGCTCCTTCAGTGTTTCCTCTATGCCAGCGGCGAAGTGACAGATTTGCCGACCAAATGCTGGGTGTACGGTCTTGGACTCCTGCCACTGCTTGTCAATGTCGTCGAGGGTGATCCTCTTCCACTCCCTACTCTTCGTCGTCGTCTGGGTATCTGTCTTTGTCATTGCGATCCTCCTCTGTTTCAAACGCCGTATGCTGGGCTTCCCAGTCACGCTGGATTTGGCGCTTGCGCTCCTCCTCTGCGCGTTGCTCTGGGGTGATGGCTTTAAACTGTTTATACAGTTCTGCCTGTACTTGATCCATTAGGCTTCCCATATCGTTCATGCTGTCACCTCTATTGCCAAAATTTCTTGTAAGCCCTTGAGAATCCGCTGTGCCTCGGCACGAGTCAGTGTGGCGTGCATACTGGCATTACGACCCTGCAAGGCTAACCAGACACCACCGTCGTCCCACTCGTCAACGCTGATGCGAACCTGCTGTTCAGTGTAGAGTGCTGTTTCCATATCTTCATTCATGCTGTTCCCCTTTCAAGAACTAAACCAATGGCGTGATCACTCATGCCGTCGTTGCCTGTGCCAAGTTTCTCGTATGCGGCATAGGCTTGTGCATAGTTGGCGTAGGTGCCAATTACCTTACCAGTCTCTTTGTTGATAATCTCGTGTGGTCGGTTATCAGTCATGCTATTACTCCACATATTCGTTGGACTCAGCCACCAAGCGCTGGTGGTCAATCTTGGTCTCTTCCAGCAGGCGCTGGTACTCTGCCTGTGGGATGTCATAGGTGATGTCGGCACCAGTGGCATCAAAGACAAACAGGTCAAAGACCTCGGCGTAACCGTCCACCTCTGGGAGGTAGTCGTAAGCCACTGTTACGGTCTCTACGGTATCGCCGTCGTCAAAAGATACGACGTTGTCGAAGTTGTGTTGGAAGTCTGTAGTTTTCATTTCGCTTTTCCTTTTCGCTGTTGATGGTTTAATTGTAGCATAAACAATTGGAGAGGTGTCAACCGTGTGTTGAAACTTTATAAATTTGCACAATTGTGTCGGGGTGCAACCAACGATATTTAGACTCTGGTGCATCTTTGTGGCACACATAAACCGTATTGTCTGACCTCTCGCGCCATGACGATCCAACCTCGTCGTACAAAGTGTTGCCGTTTTTAATTGCAAACTTCCAATCGCTAGGGATAGCGCCATTGCTTTCAAGGTCTGCAAGGTCTGTTACTGCAATTGAGCAGACCAAGTATTTCCAAGAGTATTGTGTTGCGTTTGTTGCGTTTGTCATTTCACTGTTCCTTCGCTGTTTTAGCATCGAGATATTCGGTGCTTAAGTGTAATTGTATGTTAAACGAAAGGGCTGTCAACCCCTTCGATCAAATTATTTTATTAGGACTTACCCTAACACCTCTTCCAGCACTTTTGGGCGCTGGATAGCTGTCTGTTTTACGCCCTTGTACTCGACGTGTGCCTTGATGCTGGCTTTGATTGTGTTGGTCTCACCCTTGGCACCGATGTTGGTTTTGCCTTTGTATGTGTAGACGTTGCCCGACTCATCATGGGCGATGGTGATGTAGTTGTCACCGTAGAACTCGGACTTGATCACCACGATACGCTCGACGGTGATTGTCACGGTGACCTTGTCACCCACGTTGCCAATGAACTGGCTGTTAGCACGAGCAAACTCTTGACGGTCGATCACCGCGAAGCAGGACTCTACTGCCTCTACTTGACGGGCTGACAGGCTACCCCAATAAGCCAAGTTCTGGATTGAACCGCGCAGGAACTCATTGGCACCCGTATAAGCCTCTAAACGGGCTACCAAGGCGCTGTTGGCGTCGCGCCATGCTTGACCAGCCACAAGGCGCTCGGCGGCTCTCTGAGCGCGTTCTGCCTCAATGCGTGCCTGACGTGACTCACGGCGCTTTGTAGCACCAGCCTGACGACGTGCGCGTGTGTGCTCTGCGCGGACTTCCAAAAAGCGATCAATCCCCCAGCCAGTCTTGGCGACGCAATCGCAACCGACCTTGAACTGCTTGGCACCAGCAACAGAACCCTTGATCCAGAACTCCCAGCGAATGCCAGTACCGCAGTAGTCGCAGACACCGCCGCCCTTGGTGGTGCCGTCGCCGTTGTCCCAGACATTCTCGCTCACGCCTGTGCATGAGAAGGGAGCCTTACCTAAGCCTGCTTTTTCAAAAGGATGTGTCATTTGGATTCACTTTCATTTCGCTGTTTTACACTGAACCGTTCGGTGTATGTGTGTAATTGTACGTTAAACAAAGGGGGCGTCAACCCCCTCTGCTAATTATTTTTCTAAGGACTTACCCTTATCCTGTCCAGCCTCCAAAATCTTGTTGGCGGCGCTGAAAATGCGCTGGGCTGTCTTGTCGGTTACCTCTGCACCCTGCAACCAGTTCTGGATATAGCCACGAGACTCGTGTAAGCCCTCCAGACCGAGCAAAGAGCACAGGATGTAGGCAACACCCTCAGCCTCGACTTCGCGCACGTCACGGGGCGTTGCTTCGCTGTCTGACAGTTGACCTTCCTTTGTGTGACCGAGCACGACGTGAGCGATCTCATGGAAACGGGTTTTGTGGGGCAATACAGCCACTGGGTTGACAGCAATGCTGGTCGCATAGGCGTAGCCTTGGCAGTTGCCATCAGTGTGGCTGAATGGCACCTCTGTGATGCTGAGGGTTTCCAAAGCCTTGACCTTGTCCCATGTTGGGATCACCACCTCAGCGGCGTAGTCGTCGCCTTCAGTCTGACCGAGCACAAACCAGTTGTTGCGCAGGGTGAACAATGAGAACACTTCGCCTGTCTTTTCGCCTGCATCATCTTTTTTGCTGATGGTGACGGGCATTACCAAGGCGATAGCTTTTTGACCCTTACTCACAGAGCGACCGAGGTCTTTCCACTTTTTGAATGTGGCGATAGGGCCAAGGGGAATGTCGCGTGCCACGCACTGGCTGTATGCCAAGAGTTGGTTGCCAAGGCTGTAGCCGTGGAAGGTGCTATAGCACTTGCTGATGATACCGGGCTGATTGATGGCATCGTTCAAGAGTTGGGAGAAGTTTGCTTTTTCCATGATTCGCTGTCCTTTGTTTCGCTGTCACTGCGATGTTGCAGTGTAGTTATTGTAACCCCAAATTAAACGAGTCAACAACTATTTAAAAATATTTTCTAAGTATTTTCCCTAAGTCTCAATTACCCACCCTGCAAACTCACCCATGCGAAAAAACGGTTTGGCGTTCTCTCCCAGAATGGCTGGGTCGATAGGTATCTGCACCCCTGCTAGGCTCATCTCTTTGTTGAGCACGTCCTCTGGCTTGGCGCCCTGCTGTAGCTTGAAATGCATGGTAAGGCGCTTCAGGACGGTCGCAAAGTACCCGCCGTGATCTAGCACCTTGTCCACCACAATAATGCATCCACCTTTGTATGAATTTTTTATCAACATCTTCATTAACTTTTCGCGCTCGTTAACGGGAATAAACATTAAAGTCAAAAACAAAATGGTGACATGGCTTGTATCAACGTCATCCATGTTGGCGTCTGAAAAGTCTAAGATGTTAGCTTGCATACAAGTAACCAACGGGTGTTGAATATTTTTATTAAACACCTCACACATTTCTTCGCTTATTTCGATGGCTTGATAACTAACCCCATCGCGCTCATTGAAAATTGGCAACAGCGCCTTTGTCATGTTGCCTGTTGATGATCCAACCTCAGTGATAACGCAACCCTTTGTCATGTAGTTACTTGCAATGTAAACCACCGCATCGGTGACCATGTCGTACCACGGTAACTGTTCGCGCACATGAGAGTCAAATGTCTCTGCAATTTCTTTTGATTCAAATGTCCAAGAATTCATAATGGGAACCTCTTTGCAATTTCGTAAATAACGGGAATGGTGACAGTGCGACCGCATCGCTCATAACGCTCTGCATCGCTTACTTGCGTGCCGTCCTCATAGAACTTTGTGAAGTTATCTGGTAGCCCCTGCAAACGCTCGCATTCAAGTGGCGTGAGTCTGCGCAGGCGCTCACCAACAATAACTCCATGTCTGTCCTGAGCAGTCAACGTAAACGCTGACTCATTGTGATCTTTAACGCGACGACCGTTCTGACGTTTGCTATCACGGTGAGGCGTTAAAACTGGTCGCACCTGCATCACAGCACCGCGACCTTGATTGTTTTGTATTCCCTTCCAGTAGTGACCATCAAGTGTTGGGAACACGTCTTTGAATTGCATCACTTTGCCTGTTACAAAAGGCATGAGAACAGGTCGTCCTGATTCGGATTCGCATCCTCGAATTTCTCCTTGCGTTCCTTTTTCTTTTTCGAGAACATTTTCTGAAACGCAGAATCCGAGAGGAAATATTTGGGGTCGGGGTTGTCCTCTAAGATGTCCGACAATGAATACCCGTTCTCGATTTTGCGGGACTCCGAAATTTTGGCTGTTAACAACTTCCCATTGAACGTCGTACCCCAGTTCATCAAGACTTGAGATGATGACAGCAAAGGTTCTTCCCCCATCGTGGTTGAGAAGTCCTTTGACGTTTTCAAGGAAAACATAAGGTATTCGCTTGTCTCTGAGAATGCGACAGATTTCAAAAAAGAGAGTACCGCGAGTATCTTCTGTCGAGAATCCAGATCGCTTTCCAGCAACGCTGAAAGTCGCGCACGGGAATCCTCCGCATAGAAGTTCTGCATCTGGGATTTCGTCTGGTCGAACAGTTCTAATGTCTCTAGTGTCTGGTTTGTGTTTAAAGTTGTGTTCATAAATACTTGCCGCCTTTTGTACAAATTCGTTAGCCCACACGCACTCGTGACCCGCCTTCTCTAATCCAAGGCGGAACCCACCAATGCCTGCAAACAATTCAATGAATTTCATTTTGGTTTGTCTTCCATCTTGAGTCGCTTAACCAAGTCAACTAGCACCAGTGCATCATGGCTGTTGCACTCTTTGATGTATCGTTCTATCTCGGTCACGATGTAGTCGCACCCGTGATCAAAGCCTCGGATGTATTCGCTCATTACTGTTTCACTCATTTGGTTCCCCTATCATTCTCTTGATTGTGAATAAGTCTTTGTGCTCTGGGTGACGTGCTATCCAAAGCCTCGCATAAAACGCGATGTAGTCGTTGCTGATCTTGAAGTCTTCCCCTGTGGTCTCAAGGTAGACCTCCCACCGTATGCGATTGATGATCAGCCAGTGGCTAACCTTCTTGCGTCCAGTGCGCACCACCTCAAGAGAAAATCTTTCAAAGTATTCCCACACCTTTGGGTTAGCCTTGTGCCAGTCCCAGAAGTCCCTTTTACGCTGTTCAAATGATATGGTCACGTTGTTTCCTCGATGGTGTCTGTAACAACAAACTCACCGCGATCACCGTTCCAAGTGCAGTCTGGCAATGTGATCTTGAAAAACTTCACCACCTCCATGACCTCTGCTTTGGTCTTTTTGTAGTCGCACAATGGTGAACCTTGATTGATCAAAATCCAGCCGCGCTCGCTGTAACTTAAATAAATTGATGGGTCTTTTTTCATGCTGTCACCTTATTCTTTGCAGACAAATGATTTGCGGCATCTGCACGACTATCAAAACGACCACTGATTGGTGTGTGATGTTTTCCGCGAACAATGTACCAACCGCCAAGCAGTGGGACATTTACAATTTTCACAGTACCCGTGCCTGCTTTGCGAGGCGCTTTGTTTCTGTGCAAGATTTCTGGGCTTCCGATCATTTCTCTTTCCTTCGCTGTTATGCCCCCGAAGGGGCGGGTTGATTAACGTGATGTGACCTTGACAGAGAACACTGCTGTGGTCTTGGTGTACTTGGCGTATGCGTCAGCGCCAAACTCTTTGATGAATGCGTCTTTGTCAAACACTGTGCGGTTTGCTTCGACGTAAGTGGCTTTGAACAAGGCACCTTCGACAACCTTTGCACCGCCTGCGCTGGCGGATTCTTTGATGCTGTCTTTGATGGCATCTGCCTGATCTGTCAGGTCTTTGATCTGAGCAAGCAAAGCGCCCAGTGTGTCGATGCTGTTTGTGTTGAGATCGTTTTTCATTTCGCTGTTTCCTATTCGCTGTATCGACTATGCGTTATTGCTGTGTCGATGGATGAAGTGTAACTCCAAATTAAACATGGTCAACAATTATTTTATTAGGACATACCCTAATGTTGTTCTTCTGCAACACCTAGCAATTGGAGGGTATCTTTGAGCAGGTCTGCCTCGTCGTAGCCCCAGTGCTTAGGGAAACCCTTTGTGCCAAGCCCGTGCAAGCCCGTAGCGCCTCTGTGGTGCTCTGGGCATAGTGGTATGACACTCATGTGGCTAGAACGTCCCCAGCCCCCCGCCAATCGCCTTGGATGGTGTAGTTCTGCTGGGGTGCCTGCATACCCCATGCGACGGCATACAGCACAACCTAATTCAGCCACGGCGTTCATATGCTTTTTTTCTTTCAACGTGGTCAAGAATTTTTCTCCTTCAGCTTAGCTTCAATGGCTTTGGCAAATTCAAAACGATCTGCATACGGCATTGTGTTGCTGAGTGCAAACACCTCATCCTCTGTTAACCCCTTCCAAGGTCTAACATATTCTTGAATGTCGTCGTCATCTTTCATTGCTTCCCCTTTGTAAATCCTGCACGGTTTTTTAGGTCATGGCAGGTCTGACACCGCCATTGCGGAGCGCCTTTGCTGGTTTTCACCTGTTTGTCTGCTGGTCGCAGGCGGCACACCTGACAGGTCTTTGCTTTATCGGTCATTGCTTCATCCCCCTGACGTAGGACGCAAAAGAGGCAACCGTATCTCCACCGTTTTTCATCTTGTCAAACACCGTGGCTATCTCTTCAAGTACCTCATTGCGTGCCATGTTTTCTTCAGCACTCAGTTGACGCTGGACAATCTGGCGCTTACGCCATCCAAGTGATTGCTCTAATTCCTCGAATGCTTCGTCTTCTTCTGTTCTCATAATGTTGCCTTCCCTTCTGCTCTGTTATTCGCTTGCTCTGTTCGCCATATTTCCACGCGTAATGTCGCGGCTGTGATGTCCCACTTGAGGCGTTCCTCGATAGCCACAGCCTCTTTTAATCCATCCAGCAGTGCAATCATCTCTGAGTGCGCATAGGCTTCGCGCTCCTGCGCACCAATCATTGACTCGCCACTGCGCTTCATCAACAAGGCTTTAAGACTCTTTCGATAATGCTCGATGTAGGTACGCTCTGCCTTTGCTTTGGCAAACAGCGCGGCGTGTTTCAAGATGTAATCAACAGCCTTATGTGGGTCTCTCTCTTCGCTCATCATTCGCTCCTTTTGTCGCTAAAAAAAATACAAACTAACAGCACCGCCATGCATAGCCAACACAGTGCGCCAGTCAATGTAAACACCAACAACATGATGTTCCAAAGTTCAGACATTGCGCTCCTCCCTCTCCTCCATCATTGCTTCTGCAAAGTCATACGATGCACGAGCAATATTTTGAGGAAGCGCGTCTTCATCGGCATTGCGCAAAATTGCGTGTAAAGCCAACATCGCAAAGATGTCGATTAGTTTTGGTTCTTGTTTCATTCGAGTTCCTCAATTTTTATCTTCAACATTCCACCGATGTCTTTTGCCCAGTAAATGCGCAGGTCAACAATCTGTGAATCATCCTCGTACACGCCAGCATGGGCTAGTCCATCCAGCGTAGCTTTGAGCAGGTTATCCAAATCCCTGCGTCGTTTGTCTGGTCTGAATGCTTCAATCTCAACCTTAAGTTGACCCTTGAAGTGCTTCACCATCTTTTGCAATGTCATCTGGTCACCAACAGTTTCACGGTACTCGCGACCTCTTGCGCTGATAATCATGCGACCGTCAAAGTTACGCCAGTATGTGTTGACCGAGGGAGGCCAAGGTAGTGTGATTTCAATCATTTCCATTCGCCTTCATTTCCTCTGTTACCTTTGTTCCATTGATTCTTAACATCCTCTTCAAGTCTAGACTTGGGATGAATGTTGTTCCATCCTCTGTGATTCTTCCCATTGTGGTCACGGTAACCCTCAAGCCACTCGATTGCACCAGCACGATCTTGGATGCGCTTTGTGATGACCCACCGAACGAGACAACGGTGGCGATGTTCATCGACTCCTTGACCTTCTTTCTTCTCATTCAAAGTCTAAGTCGCCAGTTAGTTGTAGAGCCAGCGTGATCTTGTGCAGGGGGTGTTGTATCCCCTCCTTCACTTCATCCAGCAGTTTCTTTGCATCAAAAAAGTTCATCAAAAATCCGTATCTTTTTCGTAGTAATTTTGGGGAATCGGTCGTTTAGGTTGGTTGTCACCCCAAGCATGGCGACTACATAACTGCCTGTCGATCCTGACCGACCACAGGTTTTGACAACCGGGGTACGAGCAGTACCGATGCGAGTCATCATCAAAGTCGTCACTCTTTTTGTCTGGTTTAGCAAATGTCATTTTGAATATTTCCCATCAATAATTTTTGCAAAGTTGGTCGGGTTGATAATCCAAACCAAGTCTGGTTGCCAATTCCTACCGTTAGTCTCGAAACCTTTTGCAAGGCTTGTGTCGCCAGCGATGTAGCCAAAGAAAGAATCCCACCACGCCAAGCCGTCTACAAGGCTGTTGTAGCCCTTTGGCGAGTATTCTGATGGTTTACTAGCCTGAACCCATCTTGAACGCATGGTGGTCATCCTAGAGCCTTCCCACAATCTTGGTTGGGTTAGGTGTGGTAAATGCTTTTGATAAAGTTTTAATAAGTCTTTGTGTGGACAAGGAGGGAACGAAGTTCCCGACATAGATGCGTTAGCATCTAAAGTTATGTTCTGTTCTGTATCTGTTCTGTTCTGTTTAGGGGGGCTTCGAGGTACCTTCAAGGGTTCGGTAATACCTAACGATTCATCCGAACCCTGCTGGGGTACCTCAAAGGGTACCTCACGGGTTACCTCAGAGGTTACCTGCTTCTTTTTCCCGCCCAGTTTTCCAACCCTTCTTGAGGTTTCTGCGCGAATGTTGTAGTTGGTAATTTCTACATCGCAACGAAGGTGTCGATAACCTTCCTCGGTTTTAACAAAAAATTCTTTTAATACGGGTTCAATAACTTCTTCGTCCAACCTAATGCGGCGAGATACCAATGCCACATCCAATGGCAAAGGCTTCTCGCTCATGTAATACCAATCCAACAATCGTCGATACGCCAAGTCCTCGGCATCGTCTAAATGCATAGTGTGTGAGATGTAATCGCCAATGTGGAATTTGTACCAAATCATTTCGCTGTCTTTCCAAATATGTCGGGTCTGAGATCAGCCCTCTTCACTTTTCTGCCAGTATTCGCTTCAATGTCGCGAGCCAGTTCAGGGCTAGGCAGGTGTCGCCCACTGATGATGAGTGATAGCCATGTCTTACTGATGCCTAGTGTCTTGGCTAACGCGACCTTGGCACCCCTTGGTTTATCGTTGAAATATTCGGTTAATGTCATGCGACTCCTTTTGTTAAGTTAACGTCATCTTACACCATAAAAATATTTGTGCAAGTAGTATTGTACGATCAAGTTAAACATGGTACAGTGTGGTGTGTTTAACCTAACCATGAACAATTATGGACAGCGAATACGAACAAGCAATGCTTGAAAGAATGCAAATGCTCGAGGACGCCCTAGCAAGGGCTGAGGCGGGTATTGCTACAGGGGCTGACTGGGACATTATCCGCAGTGAATGCGGAGTGCCTAAAACGCAAACAGTGAAACTAGAGACCATTTCAATTTTAAGGAGCGAATAATGGGACTAACAGTGAAAGCATCAGGTGGGTCATCCACCTTTAAACCCGTACCGTCTGGTATGCACCTAGCACGGTGCTATCGTATTGTCGACATGGGTACGCAAATTACCACTTGGAAGGGTGTTTCTAAAGAACAAGCCAAGGTTATGTTGCAGTTTGAGGTTCACAGCGAGGACACTGATGGCAAACCGATTGTGACCGACAAGGGTGAGCCAATGTCTATCAGCAAGAACTTTACCGCCAGTCTTGCCGACAAAGCAGTCTTGCGACAAGAACTTGAGAATTGGCGCTCACGGGCATTCACACCTGACGAACTCAACGGGTTTCAACTGAAAAACGTGCTGGGCGTTTGGGCTATGTTGTCTGTGGTCAAAGAGCAGGGTAACGACGGCAACGAGTACACCAACATCTCTAGCATTAACCCAGTGTCCTCACAGATCAAAAAAGCTGGTCTGCCAGAAGGTCATAACGAGTTGAAGATTTTTGATTTAGAGAACCCAGACATGGCATTGTTTGAGACCTTTGGAAACAAGATCAAAGAGAAAATTCAATCCACTCCTGAGTGGAACAAGAAAATACTTCCCACACCAAAGCAGGCACCAAGTTCTGGTTTTGATGACATAGATTCTGACATTCCCTTTTAGAACGGGAGATTGTCAATGACGCTAACAGTATCAACACCTCGCGCAAGCGAGAGCAACCATTGGTACACCCGCGAGGGTGCTCCACAATACACCGTTGAAGCCGCTAAGGGCGGTCAGCGCAATACAACCCTGCGTGACGCACGCAAGATGAACTTGGTACCCTCGGTCACGACGGTGCTCAATGTCGCCGCTAAACCCGCTCTGCTGGCTTGGATGCAACAACAAGTTCTGTTTGCCGCGCTAACCCTTCCTCGCCGCCCAGACGAACCTGAAAAGGAATACATCGACCGAATCATCAACGATTCAAAAGAACAGGGTCGATCTGCGGCGGATGCGGGAACTGCTATCCATGCATCAATTCAAGGACATTATGAAGATACCCCTACAGGAAGACACCAAGAGAGTGTTACAGCCTGTGTCAAAGCCATCACTGAGCACTTCGGAGAAGCCGTTTGGATTTCCGAGCGCTCATTTGCACACGAGGCGGGTTTTGGAGGTAAGTGCGATCTATTTTGCGCTGGCACCCTTAACGCCGTCATTGACATCAAAACTAAAGAGTTCACCGACCCCGCAAAGGTCGACGCCTATGACGAACACCTTATGCAACTCTCGGCATATCGAGTTGGTCTAGGCATCCCCCATGCACGGTGTGCGAACGTGTTTGTGTCCCGCAATGTCGAAGGTCTGGTCGTCGTCAAAGAATGGTCAGCCGAGGACTTGAGTCGCGGGTTCGATATGTTCATGCACCTGCTATCTTTCTGGCAACTTAAAAATCAACATCAATGAGGTATCAATGTTAAGCGAAGAAGAAATCAAACAAGTCTATTTTTACTGCGACGAAAAATTGCCAAACGCAATATATGCAGAAGAATTAGACATTATTCAGTTTGCCCATAAAATTGAAGCATATGTAGCGCCTACGATTGCAATGAGGGAGCACCTAAGATGCGTACAGATCGTAAGCGAGTTGAACCAAGAAGTTGGGAAGGCTTTGCACAATCAGAGACCGAAATTCTAAAAGCCTTGGAAGAGGCTTACGAACGAGGTTATGACGACGGGTTTGAGGAGGCTCGTGAGAGTTTCTTTCAAACCCAGTTATTGCTGTACAACACTGGTGGTTCAGCATAAAAAAGCCCCCTGTGAGGGGGGCTAAAAGGAGAGTGGCAACTGCTCCTCAAATGGCAATCATTGCGGCGCTTTTTCTGTCAGCGCCTTGTAGCCTTCATAGGCTCCCATTAAACCTGTACCGATTGCACCAGCACCTTTGATCTTCGCGGTTCTAGGGCCAATCACTGGCACGGTAGCCGCCGCACCAAAACCAGTTTGTGCAGTAGCGCCAGCCGCTTTCTGGATAGCCGCAAGCAACTCAGGACTGCGATCACCAGCTTGGTATTGTTTGAGTAGTTCAGCAATTGGCATATTGGCTAGTTCATTGATACCCCTAGCGGCTTGTAAACCACCGATTGCACCAATTCCTGCACGAGTCGCTATGCCTGCTTTGCCAGCCTTTACACCCGTAACCTCAAGGGGTCGCGTCACCATGCTCGGCTGACCTTTTGTACGCGCCAATTGACGCGCCGCTAACTCTTCTGCTGTTTCTGCCTTAGAAACCCCAGCCTGCGCAGTTCCAGCCGTCTTCATTGCGGTGTTAGCTTCTTGGAACTGTTGTCCAGCCATAGCACGTTGTTGGCGTAATGAATCCATTCTTTGCTGTTGCATACGCCGATCCATGTCAGCTTCGCGCTCGGCAACAAAACGGTCGTACTCCGCCTGCTGGAGCCTAGCCGCTTCTTTGGCGGCATCATCAGCTTGTCTGGCAGACAACTCACCTTCAATTTTTGCGCTCTCTTCAGGTGGCAAAATCAACTGCGTTCCGCCTGTTGTTTTAGTTAGGTCAAAGTTACCCATTCCAAGAGAGGCTTGCTTCTCTCGCGCCAGCATATCTTGGTCAATCAGGAATTGTCCGCCGCGAGGGTTATCAGCCCTCATGTTCAATGCTTTGTTGGCAACAGCTTCTGGTACGTCTTCCGCCATAGAGTGAACCCAGTTCACCGCGCCGGGGTCGCCGGGCGTTGTGCGTGACACTGGAGCCGCCGTAGCAGGCGCTGGAGCATTCATTGCAGGCGGCGTAGGTGGTGGTGGCATCTTAGCCATTTTTTCAGCCAAAACGTACTCATTCTTAGCGTTGTCCAAAAAGCGTTGTGCGCGTTTGAAGTCGTCTTCTAGTTCAGCATAGGAAGAACCTTCTGGAAGCGCGTTCTGTAGGTTTCGCCTTGCCAACTCAGACGCATCTTTGGCAGTTAAATATTTTTCCCGCGCCTTGGATGGGTCAATTTTTGTTGGCATTTGCGGTTCAAAAGGAATTTGACCTAATGCAGATGAACCAGCACCCACAACCATACCAGTGACTGGATCAATAGTTTCTTTTGGTTTTTGCTTTGGAGGTTCATCAGTTGTTCCAGCATCTTGGCGCTCCATCTTGATGCGCTCCGCCTCAGTCATTGGCTTGACAATAGGAATCTCTTCTGGGTCTTTATAAAAACTAGTAGTAGCTTTGTGAGCACCTTGCACTTTGTTTTCATACTCTTCTGGCGAGTCTTCAAAATAAGAACCCTTTACGCCTGTATTTAACCCTTGCGTGTACTTAGAAACGTCTGCCCCAGAGTTCAATGCATTAGGGTACAAGCGACGAATAAAGTGCGAATAGTAGTCACCAAAAGCCTCTGGGCTTTCAAAATTAACATATTTGTCTTTTGACCCAGTTTTGTTATCAGTGCCTTCTTTGCCAGCACCAGACATATCTTTGATGTTGCCAAGGTTGAAGTGACCAACTGGGCTACGACCGTAGTTAGACTCCATGCCCCACTGAGCCAAAAGCACAGAGGGGGCAATACCTGTTTTCTGGCTCACTTGTATGGCAATTGGGCCATACTCTTCGGTGAACATTTTTACATGGTCGTTAGCCATATCACTCCCCTTCGCGTTTCTTGCGGATCACGCCAGTTTTTGGGTCTCTCGTGTAGCCGGGCGGGATCGACGAATCCGTAGGTGGCAACGGCGTAGCCGCTGGTGGTCTTGCATTCGGAGTTGCAGGTGCCGCTGGGGTAGCAGGAGCCGCCGCTGGCTTAGGCTTCTTTCTAAGCAATTCCACATTAGCCTCGCGAATGTTTTTGAGGGTGTCTGAGTAGTCAGCTTTGAGCGCCTTGTATTCAGCAGAGTGCAGGTACTCGTCGTAGGACTTGCCAGTCTTACGGTACTCAAGCCACTGACCGTATGACTTGTCATCAAACTTAGAACGCTCAATAAGCAACTCAGATTTGAGTCGAATGACAACATCGCTGTCGCTTGCCATAGCACCAAGTTCTGCGGCAAGTTGGCTTTCTTTCTCTGTGATCTGACCCTGACCCTGCATGGTTTTGCGAAACTGAATATTGAGTTGTGCGGCTGACTGAGCAAACATTTGCAAAGTATCGATCTGCTCGTCGCGCAAACCCATCTTTTTAAGTTCGTTAACAGGCAAACTGATAGAGCCGCTAGGTGTCTGAATACCAGCACCCATTGCACGCAACACTACATCTCTAACACTGCCAGTGTTAAGCAGTCGGAACACCTCTGGGTTGTTCTTTGCATACGAGATCATGTCATTTGCAGTTTGAGTATTATCAAACGCAACAGATGCACGAGCCTTTAACTGTTCAGCAGATTTTTCTGAGGACTCTGCACGAGTTTTTTCGGTTTGTGTCAGACGTTCTCTTTCTTGAGCCTCTTCCAAAGCAGTTTTTGGTTTTTCAAACTCAACCTGACCTTGCGTATTCTTTTTACTAGTAGGCGTTATCATGCCGTTCTCAGCCATGAATTTAATTAAGATTTGTTCATTGCCAGTAATAGCGGCTTGTTTTGCGGCATCAAAAAATCCATCAGCCACCTCAGTGCGAACCCTGACTTTTTTATCGCTGTAAGGAATGGTGACCTCAGTGAAGCCAGCATCTGCCGCTTTCTTGGCTTCAACTTCAGCTTTCTGAAGGTTGAACAAAAACTTCTCTGTGTCTGGGTCGCCGATCTGTTGACCAGCAATAAGTTCTCTGCGACCAATGGGTGCAAAGCCTGTGACCGTGGTGGGGAGACCGGGTCGGCTCTGCGGCATTGGAGCACTACCAACAGGTGGAATACCACCAACACCAGCAGGCATACCAGTACCGCCAGCGGGAACCGCTAGTCCGCCTAACGGAGTACCACCAGCTTGTGGAGCACCACCCTGTGGGCCTCCCATAGTTTGAAGATATGCAGAACCAGCCAACTTCTGACGCAACTGCTGTTGCTTCATCATCAGATCAAGGTTTTGTGTATCGTTTGTTTGTAGGCGCTCATTTTCACCAATAGTTGCCTCATGGAACTTACCCATGCCCTGACCAAGAGACTCAACAAACTGACCCGTCTTTGTAGGTTGAGCCAAGCCAACACCTAACGCCATAAACCGTGGGTCATAGGGCAATGTCTGACGCTTGGCTAAAGACTCTTGCATTTTTTGAATCTGCTGATCCAACTGCATACGACCCTTGTTCAGGTTCGTAATTTCTTTATTAACATCAAACGGCTCATCCTGAGAGGTTACCTGTTCAGCCGCAATTCGATCAGCATCAGCGGCTTGATCTGTTTTTTGCGCAGGTTTTCCTTGCGGTAAAGCGGCGGGTTTAGCCTGTGGTGGCTGGGAGACTTGACCTAATCCGCCTTGTGGTTGTTGTGCAATCATTTTTTATCCCACTAAGTAGCCGTGTTCGTCGTAATAATTACCTTGACCATCGTGGTATGCGGCATTGTTTGGCATAACGTCCTGTAGACCGCCACCATCAGCCATCATCACAGCACCGCCCTCTGCCGCTCTTTTAACTGGAACTGGTTGACCAGCTTGCACTGCGGTTGTAGCGGCGGCATTTTGATCACCGTTGTACAAAGAATACAAGATAGAACCTAAAGAACCAATTTGAGCCAATGGGCTAATACCAAACTGCCCCTGAGCGCCGGGTGCCACGGTTTGTTTGATTGACCCGCCGGGGATGTTCTGACCCTGCAACAACTTGGCGTAGTTTTGAGCCTGAATCATTGGGTAATCCAATGCGGCTTGACCTAGTTTCTGCTCGTTTGCACCCAAGTTGAACAGCGTAGACAAACCACCCGTACCTGTTTGGTATTGCTCTTGACCTAAAGTAGTAAGACCTTGACCAGCCTGCAATTGGCGCTGTAGATCGGCTTGAGCCGCCTTTGTAGCCGTGTCGTACCCACCACTGAGGGCTTGGTACTGTCTGCCCAATAAATCGCTCTGAATGTCTCTAAGCGTGTTTCCAGTAACTTGCTGTTGACGACGTGAGCCAAACTGTCCAGTACCTGTTGCCGCCGCACCCAATGCTGGGAGCACGTTTTCTTGCACGTTGCGCTGTGTCAGGCGACCCATCTCATCGACTACATAGTCTTGATAAGGGTTCATGTACCCGCCAACAATCTCAGGGGTTGGTGTACCGCCTGCACCCGTAATCATTTGGCTGGCTTGACCCAATGTGCCAGTCCCAGCAAAAGCCATGTTGGGAGCCATTTGAAGGGCTTGCTGTTGCAATGGACTAAAGCCTGCTACACCGCCCTGTTGGACGGCGCTTTGACCCAAGTTAGCAATGTCTTGGAGGTAGTCGGTATAGAACTCGGGAGCGGTGTCCTGCGTCTGCGTAGTTGTGGTTACGTCAGGCAGTGCCGCGCCTTGAAATAGATCAGCCATTCATAGACTCCTTCAGATAGTTCAAAGGTGATTTAGCCTTTGGTGGTATTTTACCGAGAGGTGCGCTTCTTTTGTGAGCGCGAATATCTTCTCGGAATTTATCAAGAACTTTTGCACCAGCTTTGTTTGAACCGTTACCTAACATGGAAACCAATTCGGCATCCATAACGTATTCACCATCAGCTAACCATGCTGGGATGTCATCAGACTGACCGTCCCCTGCACCGTTAACAGCGGAACCTTTACGAAAGTCCACACGTTCATTAACCACTGGATTGGTGTGATGGCTATGAACAGTGTGAGCCTGTGATAGACCACCCTTTTTCATGCCTTGACCCAAGCCAAGATTATCAGCGGGGTTCATCACGCGACCAAACGTGTAATGTGTTGTACCGCCAGACGCCATTGTTGGCTCTTCTTCGGTTTCGTATTCGTCCTCAACAGCAGTCTCTTCTTCAGGAACTTCTTCCTCATAGTCACCAGAACCATCGTCTAACAAGTAGCCGTATTCATCAACAAGGTTTCCAGACTGGTCTGTGAGGTTGCCCTCTTCATCCCTGTAGTTGTTCATGTCGGGTTCTCTTAAATACCCAGATATTCCAAGGTCAGAATACAGGCGATCATCAATGATTTCATCTCCGCCGCCTTCTGAGTAATCAGAATAAGAAACTATTGGGCTACCAGTACCTGTACGACCGCCAACCATGCCTGCACCAAAATCAGTAGTGCGAGGGCCAAATGAAGTTAACTCAGAGATGTCAACGGGTTGGCTTGGATTGGCAGACTCACTGCCTCCTGCTTGATCCATCAAAGATGCAATCAAAGCACCGACGGCTCCGCCAGCCAGACCGGGGTTATCGCGCACGGCGTTTAATAATGAGTCCAAAATTCCAGTTTGGTCTGGTTTGTCATACCGCCCAGATACAGACTCGTCACGCTCTTGTTGCGCTAAGAAACTTGGTTTGTTTCCAGAACCAGAAGAAGTAATACCCTGTAATGGATAATCTCCAGAAACAGATTCACCCCGTTCATTAGGGTAGGTTCCAGAAACTGATTCACCTCTTTCAGAATTGAATACATTACCATCCGAATCAGTAGTAAAAACAATGTTGTTATCGGCATCAATTGTTATTGTGCTACCGTCATCATCAACATAGGTTGCTGTGCCGTCACCATTGTCTACATAGCCATCAGGCCAACCCTCTGGCATAGAGAAGGGGCTTGGGTTAGGAGGATAAACAATATCTTCACCATCATCTGCCGCCAATGCTGAACGCAAGTAAGTGTTACCTACTGGGTTGCGATTGCCAGTTGACGTGTATCCAGTCAATGTTGGGTCGTCAAACTCACCGTAGTTGTAACCGACGTTCTGAAAGTCTTGAACTTCTTCGCCAGTGTCAGAATAACCTTCATCGTCGCCATAGCCAAGCGTATTGAAACCACCGTCTTCAAAACGACGGGCATTACGTTTGTATTTTTTGACGATTGAACCGCCCTTAGCTTCCTCATAATCTGTACCGTCGTCAACGTAATCGTCATACGAAGTATCATCATATGAAGTGTCGTCTAGCAAGGTATCATCTAACAAGGTATCTTCATAAGAAGTGTCATCAAAACCTTCTTGATCCCACTCACCATCAGCACCAAGGTTCCATGTAATACCAGTTTCTGGGTCTGTGTAAGTTGTTACATCTTCATCCGCAGAAGAATCAAATCCTTCTTGAGACCATTCTCCATCTGCACCGAGATTCCAAGTTAAACCTGTTTCTGGGTCTGTATAAGTTGTTTCATCAATAGTAGATGTACTGGTGTCTTCAGTTGACGCATTGGCATCAACATATTCACCGTCCGCACCAACGGTATACATTAAATTACCATCAGAGCCATAGATGTTTCCATCGGCATCAGCAAAGTAACCTTCACCAAGGTCTGTCATGGTGGTGGTATCTGCACCAGTTGTTAAAGTCGTATCCGTGGTTTGTGCATCGTCATCCGCAGATGATGTATCAAGATCGGTTGCACCACCGCCAATATTATCACCAGACGTATCATCTTCAACTGCCTCCATGCCAATGATGTTTCCATCCTTGTCATAAGTTGTGACCATTCCGTCTTCAGTAACTGAGTAAGAACCGTCCTCATTTGTTACAGCGCCTTCTGGAACAACATTTTCCTCTTTTTCTGCATTAACGCGATCTAATTCAGCTTGAATTTCTTCGTCAGTCAACGCACCAGTTGCACCTGCTGTTGCCGTAGAACCTTTAGGAACAACAGGAGGTTTGACAACGCTTGTTGGGGGTTTGACGCCTGTACCACCTCCGGGCTTCACTCCCGTGCCTCCACCCATTGTTGGAATGTTTGGTGGTCTTGTTGTTGTCGTTGGTTTTGTTACTACGTTATTTGGAATTCCAGTTGGTCTTGTTGTAACGCCAGTTGGTTTGGTTAATACACTTGGAGTTGTTTTTGGTGGAACAAAAGGAGGTGTCCCAGTTGGTCTTACAGTTCCAGTTCCAGTGCCAGTTCCAGTTCCAGTGCCAGTTTTGCTACCAATTAACTTGTTAACTAGCGCGGCTGTACCAGCACCAATAGCCGCAGTTTTTAGTGCGCTAGTCAAACTGCTTGTTGGCTTAGTTGTTGTTGTTGTTGGCTTAGTTGTAGTAACAGCAGGTTTTGCTATTGTTGTTACTGGTTTTGTAGTTGTAGTCTTAGCCGCAACAGGAGCCTTTGTTGATGTAGTTTTAGCGGCAATTGGAGTTTTAGTAGCAGTTGTTTTAGCCGCAACAGGGGTTCTACCCGCCACAGTTGTTTTGGTTGCCGCTGGTTTAAGAGCATTTGTTGTTTTGCTTGTCCCAGCAGTAGTCTTTGCTGTAGATGTTTTAGCACCAGCTTGAGTGGCAGGTGGTTTAATTGTTGAAGTAATGGAATTAGTTTGCGCTTGTGGTGCTCTGCTTGTACCTGTTTGCACACGCGATGCTGGTACGCCGCCAGCAGTAGTTGCTCCACGAGAAACTTGATTTGTTGCGCCTCGAGATACAGGAGCACCGCCTGAAGTTGTTCCACGAAAAGCTGGACTTGTTACGCCTCCAGATACAGGTGCGCCACCAGAAATTGTTTCACGGGGAGCACGAGTAACAGAAGTTAAGTTGCCAAAATTGTCTTGACCGCTAAAATCACCTCGATCACTACGACGATCACCTTGAAAACCCATGCCACCGCGACCGCCTTGATCACCTCTATCACCTCGATCCGAGCGACCAAAGTCATCACCAAAATCTAACTCAGTAGGTCTGAATCTTTTGTTGGGGGCGTTACGCATCACCGAACTGATTGTTCGGACAGGCGTTCTTAATTCCAAAGGGTTGCGTACTGTTCTTGCCATAATTTACCCCATTTTCTTCGTATTCAAGCCTGCTGGCAACTGTGTGCTTTTAACAGGTATTAAGGTTTTAACATCCACTTTTTGTGGTGGCGCAGATTTTTTGACTGGTATTAAGTTTGCCACATTGACCTGTGCCGCTGGTTTGCTTGCTTTTGTTTGAGACATTTGCTGTGCGGTCATAGTTTTCTTGGCTGTATTCAATGCACCAAGAGCGGCAGGCTTTACTGCTGAAGTTGTTGTTTTAGCCGCATTAAGTGTATTTAATGCCGCAGGTTTTACAGCCGCCGTTTTTATTGTTGTCGGTTTATTTGTTTTTAAAGCACCAGTCAAATTGGCTCTTGTTGTGTTGACTTTGGTAACAGGCTTAGTTAAAGACGTTGCTTTATTTAACAGACCAGTTGCTGTAGATACCGCACCCAAACCAGTTCCTACTATGTTACTTGCATCTTGTGCAAGCAAATTTAAACCGCCACCACTGGTGTCATCGCCAGTAGTTACATCCGTAGTATTTGTAACAGAACCAGTATTTGCAAGCACGGTAGAACCAGCCAGCATTACAGCATTCATTAGCGTTGCATCGCTGACATTACCGTTTGTTACCAATTGAGTTATGACGGGAGTCAAAACAGAGTTCAACAATTTTGCATTTTCTGTTGAAAGCCCCATCTCACCAGTAACAGAAGAGAGACCTGTTCCAACAACAGAATTGAGTAACTGAGTACCAACAGCAGTACCAACATCTTTACCCGTCGCTAAAGCCGTTATAGCCGCTGTGCCAGCTTTAGTTAAAGCAGTAGACATAGCAGGTGAAAGGTCTGATGGCAATGCTGTGGAGATCATTGGAGCCACGCCAGCAGAAATAGCACCAGTAACGGCACCCTTAAAGAATCCATCACCAAAATCGCCACCAGAGGCTTCTGCCATGATTCCGCTTGTTACACCGTTAATAACAGCCTTGGAAACAACTTGAGACACAATCTCACTCATGCCAGCTTCAGCAAGTGTGCTGGCAAGCATGGAGCCAACGCCGGGCAACAAAAAGTTAGACGCAATCATAATGATTGGCATAATTGAATCTGCATCGCTGGTTGTAAAACCACTTGCAGAAACTACAGGCTTACCAGTCTTTGGATCAACTTTCAACTGATAACTTGTACCGCCACCACCTGTGTAGGTATTACCAATGGTGTACTCAATTGGATTGTTCATTGCATCCGCTTGGGACAACAATTTGCCATTAGCAAACAATCCTTTTCCAGTTACTAGATCATCAATTGTTTTGCGAACATATGATCCTTCATCACCGCTTCCAACAACTTCTTCAGTTCTAATTTTTGCAACTTGATCAGGAGTCAAATCCTTGCGAGTAGACGATTCACCATCAGCACTTGGAATAAGCGCGTAGTATTGTCCTGTGTCAGGATCAACACTGACACTAGCACTGCCTGTAATGTCTTTGGTTTGCAATTGACTTAAGTCAGTTACGCCAGATTGAATCATCTGACGCGCCATATCAAGCAACACTTGCTCGGATGCTGTCGCTTTTCTACCTAGTAAATTGTTTGCTTGATTTGCATCAAACCCAATGCTCTCGCCTTTAGTTTGAAATGCGCCACCAGTCATGGTGCCTGCATTGCTTGCAATCTGTTGGGCTAATGTTAAAACTTGCGCACCGTCAAACTGATTACCTTGATAGTCAGTAAGAGTTGGCAATGCAGTTGCGGCTGGCGTAGTTACGGCTGGTGTAGTCGCACTAGCGGTTGTAGTGGCGGCAGTTGTATCAACAGTCGGCGCTTTAGTAACTGGATAACCATCTTTGTCAATGATGGTGCCGCCCGGCGTTCTAAACGTGCCATCACCTAAATCAACAATTTTTGGCTCATAGATTGGCTCCTGTTCTGGTCTAGGAGGTGGCTCATCAGGACGGCGTGGAGGCTCGTCAATAGGTCTTTCTGGAGGACGAGGAGGCTCAACCACAGGCTCCTCTGGTCTTGGAGGAGGAGGGTTGTCAGCAATTTCTGGAGGGCGTGGAGGCTCAACAATGTCTGGAGGAGGAGGCGGAGGAGGCTCTTGAACTTTTGTAGCGTTCAAACCACCAGTAGATGGCGGAGCAACATCAGCTTGTTGAAAATAACTGACCACAGCATTGGAATCGTATCCAGTAGCACGAGACAAGTCAGCAACAGAAACACCATACTGCGCCGCTGTTTCAGCAATCAATGCTGGGTTTCCAATGTTGGCTTCAACAAAGGCTCTAATCTGTTCATCAGAGGGAGCGGCAGGAGCCGCCGCTTCAGGTGCAGTGTCTTCTTCAACGTCTTCGTAGTCGTATCCGCTTCGCATATTATTTAACCTTCTGGTTAACAGCACCGACTAGAGCCGCCGCCCAATCGTGCCAGTCATCATAGATGTCAGGGCTAGGTATGCCCTCATTTGTAAACACATCAATTGCTTTTAAACCCGTTGCCCACTGCTTCCAATCGGTTTGTGCATTTGGAATTGACAACTGTTGCCCAGCATATGCCTCACACATAATTGACGCCCACGAGTCAAAGGTGTGGTAACGAGGGTCGTAGACAACAGCAAGCATTATGGTCTCACATCACCAACGGTGGCGCTAAGTAAAACTTTACCCATTTGGTAGTTACCGCCCTCCACATTGCTTTTGAAAAACAATCGAATCTCGCGTCGTTGCTCTCTCATGTCAATTTTTCCAGTGTCTGGATCAAATGTATAAGGGTCAGATGTAACATCCGCAGATTGTGCAAAGGATCGACCAGTCACCCTAAAAGTCATTTCGCCAGTCTGTATAAAGTCAGGCTCAACACGCTCTAAGCGAAGCCAAACATTATCCCCAACTGGAGAGGTCTGAGGCGGGCCACCCTGCACCCAACCCAAGTCCGATGTTTCAAAGTAACTTTCAATGGCATTTGAAGTGCTTGCTATTACCTCATCTACCCCAATCTCGTGGTGCCACAGCGTAACTAATCCAGCCACGGTGTTAAATGATGCAGTCTCAATTGTTGTTGCTGTAGCCGCCAAAGATAGCGTTAAAGTCAACCCAGCAAAAGAAAGCGCACCAGATACAGTTCCGCTATTGACAACCGACAATGTAATTGTTGTACCAGCAATAACCGTGACAACCGCCCCAACTCCTATTCCTGTTCCAGTTACAGCTTGATTGCGCAAAATTCCAGTGGCACTGCTAACTACAATCGTGCTTGCACCAGACACGCCAGAAACCGCCGTAGGAGATGCCAAGGTTGAAACAATGGCGGTTATTAAACTGTTAGTAGGTAGACTAGTTGATATAACTAACTGCCCAACAGCAACCAAATTATTAGGAGCAATCGTAATGTCAGCACTGCTGTTGGTTGTTGCAATAGATGCGGAGAAAAGCAAATCTTGTGTGGTCTTGGTTGTACCAGCATTGATTGGGTAATGAAACACTTGTGAGAAATACCCAGCCGATCTGTTTGCACCTAATGCCTCACCAGCGTCATACCAAATGTCTTCTCGCACGTTATAAATTACCGCATCATTGCACTCTTCAGAGTCTCCAGATGGGAAGAACCACCAAATCTCACCAAAACGAGGAACCTTGTTGGCATAAACTTTTTGACGCTGTGCGTAGTTTAAATTGTCAAAAAAGTAATTTTGGTTAAACGTGTTTTTGATTTCTTTAACCACACCGTTGTAAAGCAAAAACCTATCTGATCCACACCAATAATAAATGCCGTCATACTCAATTACAGACTGACTTGAAAGAATAGATGATTGGCTAGAGATGATGTCATAGCGCCAATAAAAAGTGCTAGATGTTGCACCAACAGTAATTGTGGTTGGTGTATAGGATACGCGAATCAAAGAATCTAATGACCAAAACAAACCAGACGGTGCATTTGATCCACCGCGCACAGGAAGACCTTTGACAATTTTTGTAGAGGCTACGTTGGTCTCATTGGAGTCAGGCCCGTTCCAGTCGTAGGGATTACCAGCTACACAATTTTTAATTAACCCATTGTCCCCATACACAAAAATGTACGGGTGCAGTACAACCACGCCACCAGCAACTTCAATGATGTCGTTAGTTGGAGCCGTTCCAGAAGAGTCTACAAGAGGGGATAATGTAAGCCCAGAAATACTACCAGCAAGAACTGGTGACAAAGCAGTTGAATCAATTTGCGCAAGGTTTTGTCCAGCGTGTGCTATTAACAATTGATTGCCAGAGCCTTGCGAGTCAAAACTTGAATCAAATTGCCATAGGTTTAAATCGTTTGCTGTAAACGTAGTAATTGTTGCAACTTTAATTGAGAACCCAGAACCCGCGCCACCAAGATTGGTGTTTGATGCGCTCAATGTATTGCCAACAACGTAGTTATTGCCATAACTTGTAAGAGTCACAGAGGTCACAGCACCACCAGATACAACAATGGTGGCTTTTGCACCAGAGCCAGAACCTCCAGTTAACGGTACAGCCGTATAAGTGGCGTTTACATAACTAGAACCACCAACAAGTGTGTTTAGCGTTAAGGCTCTTCCTGTAAAAGTAAACTGATTTATCCCCGACCCAATGCCGTCGTTATCAATGTTGACAACTTCCAACCCATCGTCATAACCATTAAAAACCTGATTGTTTCCATCAACAGAGTTGACATAAATACCGCGAGAGTACCCATGTGCATTTTGAACAATAGCCCTGTAGCCACCTATTTTGCGAGGGCGACCTCGTTGAAAACGAACCCATCGACCGTCGTTGTAACAGTTTGCATCAAAGACGGTTCCGTCCCGCTGGACGCCGGGCTGGGTATCTAGTGTAAAAACCTTTTTAGTCAAAATGTGCCTCCAAGCACACCACCACTAAATGTTCCAGTCCCAACAATTGCAAGCCCAGATGCAGAAACTGTTGATCTCAAAACACCAAGAATTGCCGTATTAAATTCACCCGAAGCGGCGCGATAAATACCTGTTGTTGTTTCTGATGAAAAGTTTAAAGACGGTGCGCCAACTGATCCATTTTGTAAACTAACGGTTGACGATCCTGCAAGGATGGTATTTGCGTTAAACAGATTGATAGAGTCGCAAACTAGTGTGGCTTGGGTGCCAGTAGTCAAAACCGCTGTTGCACCTGAACCTGTAGAAATTGTGACCGTGTATGCCCCTGTTGTTGCATTCACAATGTAGTACACCTGAACCGTAGCAGGCACCACAATTGTTACGTTTCCTGTCAATGCGCCCGTGTACTTTTGAATGACGTTAGACGCCTCTGAAGCAGTTAGAGTGTAGCTTCCAGTTAAAACGGCTTTGGACAGTTGAGTGAATGCAAACTGCGTAGACTTGCCCAAACCAACCGTATAGAACTGAGTTCCGCTACAAACGATAATGCAAGAGTCCGTCGGTTGAAGCGCAATAGATGCAGAACCGTTGATCAAGTCACCGCTGGTTCCAGTGACTGTCAAAGCACCAGTCCCACTGTTTCGCAAGAACATAAACCAGTTATCGCCAAGCGCAGAAGCCAGCGATAGAGTCAATGTACCAGCACCACCAGTCCACACATAAGTGCTTGAACGATCAGTAGTTAGAGCAGTGTAGCTAGAAGCAAAATTGGTAACTGGTTGGCTTTGGTTCAATGTTTGACCAATAGCCAAGAGACCGTATCCAGCCAACGTAGCGGCATCCGCACCAGAAGAACCTATACCATAGGCAATGATTCCCCATGTACCTGCTGTGGTTGGATTTGCGGTGATGTAAATGTACTGAGCCTGTCCAGCGGCTATAGACACAATGGTGTTTGCGCCAGTGTAGTCTTTGACTAATAAAGTTACAGAGCCAACATTTCGGATCAAGGCATCTTGACCAACAGACGCCTGATTAGCAGGAGGCATCCACAATTCGTTTGCGACGGAGGCGGTTGACACCTCCATGATACGAGCGGCGGCATCATCGGTTGAGGTGCCGTTGATAGGCCATTCCAACTGCAAGTCAGTCGTCAGCGTAATGCGGCGATAGGATACATCCGTTGGCTGGATGACGTTACCAGTAAAGGGGCTGTTGTAACTCATAATTTATCCTTAACTGTCCATTACTACGGCTTGACGATCAGCAATACGCAACTTGTCCTCAGCCATTAAGGTTTGCATGATTTGGTCATAGTTTGCCTTCCACATAGTCATTCGCTCATCATTTTTGAGGAATGGCATAGCCTGCAACAAAGACCCATACAGCAACGCTTGGGGCGCATAGATGGTGAACCAATTGGTTTGATTGGAAGAATCCAAGGGTTGAATGCGCTCGTAGTACAACACCTCAAACGTGTAAGCCAAGTCAGGTGTTGGGGCTACAAGCCAATGCGTGTAGTCGTAATCACTGTAAAAAGCAGGTGTTCCCGTGCTGGTTGCGTTAGGCCAATACTCGCGCAGGTACTCATACTTACGCAAAAGGACTGGTTGGCGCACACCAGAAACGGTTATATTCATTGAGACTGTTTTATGCCAACGAGCAGGCTTGTCAATAATTGACGTACTTGCGGTCATGGTGCTTGTGTTTACCGTCAAGTTACCCAAAAACTTGATCTGACTGGCAATGATTTGCTCTGTCAACATGATGAACAGAGGTATCTTTTCAAGGGTCGCCGTATCCGTCCGCTCTAAATAGGACTGGATATTCTCGACCAAACTGTCATAGGTCATAACACTTGCGGTCGTCATGCGTTCACCTTGTGGATTTGTTGGAACATTTTAGTCTGCCTTTTAACTTGTGACAAGGTCACTTACGCGCTGTCCCGTTAGACTTCTCGAATGACCTCATGGCTCCCAAACCGAGCATCCCAAGCATCACCTGCATGGTCAGGTTAGTGTCGATGGTTGGAAATGAACCGTTGTACATGAATACAGTGGTGGCTACAAAGCGGCAAATAGGCTCTATGAGCGCCGAGTAAATGAAAGCAATGCCACAGCCCCAACCGATGAACGGACGCCACCCAGAGACAAAAAAGCTACTACTCTTGGCTTCCTCTTTATTGACATCAATCTGCGCCATGTCGCCAGCCATGTCCAGCTTCTTCTCTTCAAGATCAAGTTTTCGTTGCTCGATCTCCATCTCCATGCGCTCTTTGTCGGTGGTAATCAAGTCACCAGCAACCTTGCCCACAGCCTCAATAATAGAACTAACGCCTAGTAAACTCATGCTAGACCTTTCAGTGTGCGGTTAATCCAACCCTTGAGGAACTTGACCTGCACAGGGTTTTTGTTGCAAATTTCAACGTAACGAGCAATTTTTGCCAAGGCATAAGATTCCTTGAACCGCTGACCGTCTGTCACTTGGTTGAGTTTTTCAATGGTTTTAACACCAATCCCGCCGTCAGGGGTAGCCCCAACGATCAACTGAGCCAGTTTTACAGCCATGCCTAGCCCAGCATTGACGCCAAAATTGAAGATGGTGTTGGCTACGTCTTGGTTGCCAATCTCATTGCCGCGCATCTTGTCCCAAAACTCAATGCGATAGAACTCACGCACCATAGGCGTAAGAGACCCGCCAAACTCTTTCTTGTCCACAAGGGCCCAGCCAGCCCATTGTGGGTTCTTGTTACGAGCAATACCTGCATAGGTCATACCGCCAGTGTCATTGGGTACTTCGTGAAGGACGTAGCCGCCCTCGTCTTTCATCATCTGCTCAAAAGCTGGTTCAAACTGTGCCATTTTATTTAGCCATTTCAGTTGATGCTAAGTTAATGCGCGTTTTGACAGCGCCAAGGTCTTGCGGTTCTTTGGTAAAACCAACAGAAATATAGCCTTCAAATGCGCCCATTTCAGGTGGAATAGAGCCACGGCAGATGTAACCTACGCCCTGCTTCTCTTCCCAGTCCGATGTTTTTCCAGAGGCAACCAGCTTGTCGCAATGCACCTCGCCATTCATCATGGCAATGACAGCGGCATTACGGGTAGCATCTTTGCCAAACAGAGTGGAGTTGTAACCATCAAGAGTAGTGTCTCGACCCTTTGGGCCATACGAAAGTAGCGTGACCCTGCTGTTTACAACAAGAGCTACCTTGTGAACCAAAACAGTCTCAGCTTCCAAGTCCTTCTTGA